GTGGCGAGCGCATCGCGCCTCCCGAGGAGGTGGAGTTCGTGATCGTCTCTGGGGGCACAGGCGTGACCGCCACCGAGGTCACGATCGACGGTCTCTCTTCGCCGGACCTCGGCGGCGGGACGTTCGCTGTCGCGAACTCCCGCTGGCAAGAGGAAGCGGACGACAACGAGAACTTCTTGACGGTCGAGGGATAGGAAATGGCGCGCGGCAGCATCAACGTCACCGTAAGGCACGAGGGCGTGTTGGGCAGCGCGCTGTCCGCCTCTCGCGGCACCATCCCTGGCGAAGTGGTCACCCTACTAGGCAGCACCGCCGAAGGCGATTCTGGTGCAGGCCTGGCCCGCTGGGATGCTACCTCGGAGGCAGCAGAAGACGGTAACGACGTGTGGGGCACGGGGGCCCCCGGCCGATGGCTGCGCATCACCACAGTAGGCGGGACCAGCGATCTAAATAGCGTCCTAGCCGCAGCCCTAGAGACCGAGGGCGGCACCGCTGGCCGCGTCTTGCAGCTATCCGGGCAGCTGTCGCAACTCGACGGCGGGCACCGTCAGATGCTGCTGACCACGCTGGGCGGCGACACCGTCAACGACGCGACGTGCTTCGAGAGCGCGTCGGCGGGCCTGTATTGGAAGATCATCGGCCCCGCGCGCCCGCAGATGTTCGGCTGCGTGTTTGGCCACGCGTTCAATCTTACCTCGACGCCAGGCACGTACGACGGCGAGCGTAAGATCCACGGCCGCAATCGTACGTATCCCGCAGCTGCTGGCACCAACAACGGCTGGCTATTCCAGTGGGATGCATCCTCCACAGCATCCACCTCGGACACGGTCATCCAGGCGACGGGAACGCCCACGGGCCGATGGCTGTACGTGAGCGACGCCGCTGCGGCAAACGTGACCGGGCTGAACGCGTTTTTCGCGTGGTATGCCGCGCGGTCGGCAGAGGACCCGCACGCAGGCGACGTGGTCGACTGGTCTGGTATTTGGTGTATTGACGACACTGTTACCCTCACAGGCGCAGACGAAAGCAACTTCAAGAGCGGGAAGCTCGTCGTCGTGCGCGAGCTAGATATCGGGCTCATCGTCACCGCGTACAAAGCGACACACTCAGATTTCATTCGCGTAGTTGGCGTGGTCGAAAACACGACCAACTACGACAACCGCCTAATCACTCGCGCGTGCGTCCGCGTCTACGGCCGCAACGGCACGTCACAGTACGAGGGATTCTACACAGACGGCTCCAAAAAATGGGGCGTAGAGATCTCGGACGAGTATGATGAGTTCGGCGTGGTCACCGTAAACGCGGGGGTAATATCCTCCGACCTGGGCCTAATCAACGCGTGGAACTGCGGCTCGGCTGGCCCGAACGCTGGCTCGTGGAGCCAGACCTGGTCCTACACCGCGCGGTCGGACACGGGCACCACGAACAGCGTGAATCAGCGCACGGTATTGACCGTTCCGAGCATGTCTGAGTATGTGCATAAGAGCGCGTCGATTTACGTCGAGGCATCGGGCTGGCACTCAGTAGAGGCCGTTGACTATGACGCTAAGACGATCACGATCTACCCATGGCTGCGAATAGACAAGCAGAACCTAGGGTTCATGGATGGTGTCTACAACGAAGATCAGGAGACCATGGAGGGGGTCTTCGATGGGGAGAAGAGATTTCATACTGACGGCGATTGCTGGACGTGGGACGCAGACTCTGTAGCAGCCGCGTCTGCTACTGTCCTGCATCCTGTCACGGCGGGCTATCTGTCCGGCATCCCGAATGGTCGGTGGGTTAGTCCAGTCGCCAACAATCAAAGCACTGGCGTGGTGCACTCGGCGCACGGCGGCGGGCTGTACATATACAGTCAGGACCAGACCGGCACTCGGCTAGGACTCTACGCGCAGCGTTGCGGCGCTGGCGTACTGGTAGAGGGAGCATTCGGCGGCGAGATCCGTAGCTTCGTCACGCAGACGACGGGCGCGTCATTCGTCTTGCGCGGGATCAACCTGGGCACGACGGTTTCGCATTTTCACCCCGAGACGCCTGCGCAAAACGTCGACTTTCTGGCGCACAAAACGAGCAACTACGAGCAGCCCACGACCTTTCAGGGGATGAGCGTCTACCGCCCCAAAAAGTGGATACAGCTCAATCCGTTATCGAGCTCAGGCGGCGCGTACTCAGAGGGTCAGCGCGGCATGCCCAGCGTGCTCATCCTGGACAATACCCCGCTTGGACGGCAATACGGCGTCCAGCCTCGGCGCAATGACGAGGGGACGTTCATCTCTCTGACGACTAAGCCCGGTCACAACCTCGGGCTGACCACGCGATACCAGACTGCACCGACTATCTACCTTGGATTTGACTTTGAGGCCGACCGTCTGATCGGCGCGAAAGAGATCGCGTTCATCCGCGGTGGGAATCTTGCGGGCGGCGGCGCTGCTACCACGTTCTCCGTGGCCCTCGCTGACAGCGAGATTGCCGCGGGGCGCACGCTCATGAAATCGGTGCAGGGCCGCACCTCGACGGATCAGAGCAACTACACCCTACCGGCCTTCATTCGCCCCACTAAAGTATTCGCATATTACGATTACCTGCAAACAGACTGGCGCGTTTTTTGGGCTTTGGATGGTGCGGCGCCCGAGCTGCAGAAAACTGTAATTACCCCTGGAACCACGGGCAATGCGACGATTTACACAGCTTACGGACGTGTGAACTTTGCTGCAGGTGGTGCCACAACCCTTACTGTGACGAATCCACTCGCGAAGACAACGAGCGCGATCATGGTGCAATTCGTCGAAGCGCCTGACACGACAGCTACTAAGGTCTGGGTCCCTGCAGCGTCGCGCCTAGCAGGCTCGTTCGTGATCAACATCAACGCAGCGGCAACAGCTGAGACAGCGGTGGAGTTCGTGATCTTATGAGCAGGCGCCAAAGCAGACGCGACGCGCGTGGAAGCATATCCGCTGCACCATCTTTCGCAGCGCAGATCTTAGCGTCCGGTGCAATCGTGCACTGGGATCCATCGTCAGGCGCGACCGACGACGGCACCACGAGCACGTGGGTAGACCGCATCGGCGGGTACTCTGTCGCGTCCACGTCGCAAGCCACGCGCGCGGTTTACTCAGCCTCGGTCGCGGGACTGAATAACCTTCCCGGCTGGGCGTTCACCGCAGCGAATTCAACGAAGCTCGTCGGCGCTGCAGCGCTCGCCGCCTTCCTCGACGGGACACAGCCGTATACCTGCATCGCCGCGCGAAAAGCTGTGCCTGCAGGGCCATTGAAGGTGGTGTGCGGCGCTGGCTCAACCACTGTCGGCAACTGGGCTTATAATTACGTCAGTACGACTAACGCTGCAGCCGGTTTGTCGCGCAGGCAAGCGTCCACCGTGGCTAATGCTGGCACGATCTTGTCTGGCGCTAACCTTACTGTCGATTCATACGTGTACGACGGAGCAAACGTTCTCGCGCGGTCTAACGGCGTCTCGTCGCTGTCGTCTACAGCGAACGCTCAGGTGCCCGTGTGCGACATATTCGCGATCGGATGCGCTGTTTCATCCGGGGTTTATCAGAACTTTTTCGACGGCACGCTGGGCGACATCGTGATCTACAGCTCGGCCCTCTCGGGGGCGCCACTAGACGCAGTCGAGGCGCTGTTCATGGCGCGATACGGGACGACGTAACGGGGGCGGCAGGTCGTAGTATCGCTCGTGCTATCCTGTGAGTAGTTTCTCTACTACCATCGGAGTAGCCTGTGAGCGAGTTGGACCAGATCAGGTCAACGCTCTGGCCGGAGGGCTCAGCAGGTAGGCTTCGTACTGAGAGATCACTAACCCTGCGGGGCGCTGCGCGGCCTCGTACATGCCCAGTGCCCGGTTGCATGTAGAGCAAAGCAAGCCGCGTGCCTCTCCCGTCTGGTGGCAATGATCTGCCACCTCGCAGTACCGCCCCTGCCCGCCCACCTTCATGAACACGGCACATACGCAACATACGCCTCGCTGCACCTCTCTCAGTTTGGAGACAAGCGCGGCTGTGAAGCCTGTGGTCTTCTCTCGGGCGTAGGCCCGCCGGTAGGCTCTGTAGGCACTATCTTTTGCGTACCTCTCGCGGTGCCACCGACGCTGATAGTCGCGGCTCTTCTCCTTACCTTTGCCCGCGATGTAGGCCTTGTTCCGCTTCTTATCTCGCTCTCTCACCGCAGGGTCTGCTTGGTACCGAATGCGCTGACGACACGTGCGGCAGTGGTGTTTGTAGACTCTCTTTCTACTACACCCCTCTGTCTGGCAGGGCTTGTCCATCTCGCACACTAACACGGTAGTATCGTCCGTGCTAGCTTGTGTATTGACTTTCTACTCCATTTTGAGGGGTCTCATGAGTGAGTTGAGCGAAATCGTCAGCGTAAGTATCAGCGCGAACAGCGCTACTCCGAGCCGCCAAGGTTTCGGAACTCCTCTGCTTTTGAGCTACCACACCCGCTTTGCTGAGCGGTACCGTGTGTATGCTTCCACTGCGGAGATGGTGTCGGACGGCTTCACGACCTACGACGAAGCCTACCGCATGGCCGCTGCTGCGTTCGTGCAGGACCCGACTGTCGAGGAAGTCATCGTCGGGCGTCTGCCCAGCGCGCCGGCCTACTCAAAGGTGCTGACGATCACTACGGCTGTCGAGGGGCAGGTCATCAAGGCCACGGTCATCGAGCCCACAACCGGCACTGCTGTCGACCTGAGCTACACGGTCCTGGCTGCCGCAACGCTTACCACTGTTGCCACGGCGTTCGAGCTCTTGGTCGAAGCTGTGACCGGAGTGAACGCTGCGTCCAGCGTCGCAGACATCACCGTGACGCCCGCTGTCGCAGGGCGCCCCGTGCACATCTACGGCCTGCAGAACTGCACGATCGAAGAGAACACGGCGGACGCTGGCTACGACACCGAGCTCGCAGCGCTGCAGCTCGAGAATGACGATTGGTACTTCGTCACGACCGACTCAGCCTCTCCGGCCAACGTGGCGGACGTAGCTGCCTGGGTACTCACGAACAAGAAGCTGTATTTCGTGGCGACCAACAGCTCGGGGGAGCTCGCGGGCACCGGTACGCTGGGCAGCGACCTCGAGGCACTGAGCAACGATCGAACCGCCATCATCTACGCCAAGAACTCGCACGAGTACGCTGGCGTAGCGTGGGCTGCGAACGGCGCAGCGCAGACTCCGGGCAGCATCACCTGGGCGTTCAAGACGCTTGCGGGCGTGACGGCGCAAGCGCTGACCAGCACCCAGCGCAACTTCCTCGAGGCCGACAACATCAACCACTACCAGACGGTAGCTGGGCTGTCGGTTACTCGCCAAGGCGTCACGACCGAGGGCGAGTTCATCGACATCCGGCACGGTATCGATGCGCTCGAGGCACGCGTGAAGGAGGACGTCTTCGCTCTCATGGCGAACAGCTCGAAGGTGCCCTTCACGGCCTCCGGCCTGGACCTCGTGGCGAGCGCTATCCTCGGCGCCATGCGCGCCTTCGAGGGCACGGTAGAGTCGCCGGGGCTCATCGTGGCCGACACCTCGTACGCGATCATGCCCAACATCGCGGACATCTCCACCGCGGACAAGGCAGCTCGACGCTTGACGGGTGTACGCTTCGGTGGAACGCTCGCTGGGGCTATCCACTACGCCTCTTTGGTGGGCACGCTAACCGTTTAGCAGACGCTTCTTCTTTCTCTGGTTCTCTGACCACTTACGCTTGGCCTCCCTGCGCTTCTCCTGCAACTCAGGAGAAGCAGCTACCACAGCCCGTCTGGCCTCCTTTCTCGCCTGGTAGGCCTCCGGGTTCTGGGCTTTCCAGCGCGCCATGCAGTCTCTCTGAGACTGCAGCTTCCTCTCCCTGGCAACTGGGTCGCTCTCGTACTTCTTTTTGTCGGCCTTCCACTGGAGGCGATGGTCGTGCGCCGTCCGCTCTTTCTTGGCGTGGTTGAGGAGGTGCATGCTTTCAAAGCAGCCTCCGTCTACGCACACGCTCAGCCGGGAGAACGTCGCTTCGATCTCTTCGTGTAGGTCGGTGAACATGTCCCGACACTACAGAACTACTCACGGCGGCGCAACAGGATTCGCTCGTTCGCCAAGTAGGAAGTGAGCGCATTGATAGCGTCTTCGCTATTCGCGAATCCCGAAGTAGTCGCGCCGGCCAGGACGTACTCCCAGGTACCGTCGTCTTTGCGACGCACGACGCCCGCGCGGCCGTCCGTCAGGTTCACCCAAGCCACGCCCGCCACGAGCCGAGAGGTCCAGAGCCAAGCCTGCGCTGTGTAGTACCGGTTGGCCATGTATCAAGAGTACCACGGCCCTGTGCTACTCTTGTAGTAGCCGCTACCCAGCTGTCGGCGAAAGGTACCCAACGTGGCCGCTACTCCTCAGCTCACTATTTATGACTTCGACCAAGTTACGGTCGCGCTTGGCCCGATTCTTATTGACGGCTTTCAGGAGGGCGAGGGCGTCACGCTCGAGGTCAAGGACACCTTCACGATGAAGGTCGGAGCAGACGGCAAAGTCACGCGCTCCAAGACGCTGGACCTCAGCGCCATCGTAACGATCACGGTCATGCAATCCTCGGCAGCGATGGACCTGTTGGGTGCCCTGCACTTGCTGGACCGCAACGCGCCCAACGGCGCTGGCGTCGTGCCGCTCTACATCCGCGACCGCGGCGGGCGCTCGGTCTACACCGGAGCCCAGGCCTGGATCGCGAAGGCCCCGGACATCACGTTCGGCAACGAAGCTACGCCCCGCGCATGGATTATTCATGTCGCCCGCCAGAACCGGATCGACGGCGGCAACTAAATCTTGACGGCGGCAACTAGGCGCAGTAGCTTTTGACCGTCCGCGAGGCCAGTACGGAGCTTGCTCCGGAAAACTTCCGCAGGTTCGAATCCTGCAAGCCTTCGTGGCTTTGGTGTGAGAGGTTGAAACAGGCGGACAAGCCGCCAGAGTTGGGCCTGAACAAAACTAAGGCTAACTCTGGCGGCTGCTACTATCAAGGATGAAGATCCTACGCAGCCTCATGATTCACGGCGTGGGCGAACAGACCTCCAGCTTTGCTGAGGACGCCCGCTACAACCTGCGCAAGGGGCTCAGGGAAAAAGGCTGGCAGCTGCACTGCACTCAGGTGCACTGGGCGCCCCTCGCTGACCGCGTGCAGCGCAAGTTCCTGAAGTCCGTCGAGGCCAAGGGCAGCCGCGGCAACATGACGCAGAAGCTAGTAGTTGGTACGCTGGCGGACGCTCTCATGTACCGGTCCAGCCCCGAGCTGCAGCAGCAGATCTTCCACATCATTGACCAGCAGATCTGGATGCTGGGCGAGCCTGTTACTATCTTCGCCCACTCGCTGGGCGGGCTCATCGCGACCGACTACCTACGCGCGCGGCCCAGCTGCAAGAACGTGAAGCTCGTTACGTTCGGCTGCAACATCGGGCTCTTCACGCTGGGCGCGAACTTCGACTGCCCGCAGCAGCTGCGTAGGCCGAACAGCTGGGTCAACCTCTACGCGAAGTCGGACATGCTGGGCTTCCCCGTGGCCGTAGACCCCGCCCTGAAGCACGTGCAAGACGTGCAAGTCTCAGTAGGCAGGTGGTGGCAGGGCTGGACCGGCCTGGCTCACGTTCGATACTGGGATACCGACCGGCTGTGGCGCCGTACCATTCCGAAGCTTTTGGGTATCTAGCTGCTACTATCTTACTCATGAGCCAGTTTCTCACCTGCGAATCCCGCACCATCGGCGGGAAAGAATATCAGATCAGGGTCTTGTCTGTGGGCGAGGGGGCCCGCAAGATCTACCACCGCATCCAGCGCCTGCTGTCCATCGTGGGCGACAAGGAGAACCTCGCCGGCCTGGACCCAGTGTTCACCGCGATCATGGCAGGAGCGCTCTCGGAGGAGGACACCGACGCCCTGGTCAAGACGTTCGCCCCGACCACCACGGTCGACATGGGCGGAGACCCGCAGCGGACCGTGTCGCTGAAGGACCCCAAGGTTCAGGACGAGATCTTCTCTGCCAACCTCGAGGAGATGTTCGAGTGGCTGAGCGCCTGCGTCGAAGTGAACTTCGGGGGCGTCATTGCAAAAATGCGCGGCGCTCTGTCCAGCTTCGGCGACAAGGCGCAAACAAGCCAGCCGAAGGACAAGTAAGCGTCGCCACGCCAGAGGGCGTCGACTGGGAGATCATGCGCATCGTGACGTCTCCTCGGTACTCGGTCAGCGCCTGGGAGATTCGAGACCGATGGTCGCTCGAGGATCTGCTCGACGCTCACCTCTGCGAGGACATGTACATCGAGCTGGAGCGCAAGGCCGCGAAACCCGCCATATAGTCAAGCCCTACACCTTTCGTGGTAGGCTTGTACGTGGCGATACTACGAGACGTTTTGGCGCGCTTTGCTGTCTCGGTGGACGACGCCCCGCTGTCCAAGCTGGACAAGCGAATCAATGTTGTCAAGGACAACATTGCCAAGATGGCCTCTATCGCCGGGGCGGGCTTCGCTGCTGTGGCGTACGGCGCCTACAAGGCAGTATCCGCCGCCAGCAACGCAGACGAGTCGCTGAACGTCCTGAGGCAGACGTTCAAGGGCAACAGCGACGCTGTTGTGCAGTGGAGCAAGACGATCGGCAAGGAGGTTGGGCGCTCGGAGTACACGCTCCAAGAAGCAGCCGGACGCTTCGGCTCGTTCTTGTCGCCTGTGTTCAAGGACTCCGGCGTCGACATCACGAAGATGTCGGAACGGCTGGCGGAGCTCGCTGTCGATCTTGGCAGCTTCTACAACACGTCGGACGAAGAAGCCGCTATGCGCCTCTTCTCGGGCATGTCTGGCGAGACGGAAGCTGTACGTCGACTGGGCATCGATATCAGCGATTCCAGCCTCAAAGACCTGCACAAGAAGAGTGGGGACAAGAGGGCGTACGAAAGCCTCGATCTCGCAACCAAGACGCAACTGCGCTTCACGAAGATTCTTGCGGACACCGTCGACAAGCAGGGCGACGCAGCGCGCACCGCAGGCGGCTGGGCGAACAGCGTCAAGCGCGTTCAGGAGCGCATCAAGACGCTGACCGTAGAGATCGGGCGCCGGCTCATGCCGACAGCCAAGAAGTTCCTGAACGCGCTCGAGCACACCGTTCTCTTCGTCGGTAAGGCTTACGACTTCATCACCCGCCAGACGCACTCTCTGGAGGTCGCGTTTGGCTTGGCTACGATAGCGCTTACTCGGTTCGCCTACGCCCAGGCTGCGCTGGTGGTGACGGCTCCCGGTTTCCTTGCCCAGCTGGTGGCCTACACAGGCGCAGCGCTCAAGAGCGCTGCAGCGTTCGCGAAACTGGCGCTGACGTTCCTGGTCATCGAGGACTTCATCGGCTTCTTGCGCGGGCACAAGAGCGTGTTCGGCGACTTCTTGACCGAGGTCACCGGGCTCCAGAAGCCCCTCCAAGCTTTTGAAGACGTCATGGCAGATCTCGCCTCGCACTTCATGAACGTCATGACAGCCATAAAGAACATGGCCCTCTTCATTCCAAGAGTCAGCGCGGCGTTGATGCTAGGTAAGCCTTTGGGGGAGGCGGTGTCCGGAGCCAGCGACATGCGCCAGGACATGGTCGACGTAGACAAGCACGCCCGCCAGCGCGACACCGATCGCAGGGCCGCGTTCCAGTCTGCTGTCGAGGCAGGCGACTACAAGGGCGCCATGCAGCACAGTGACCCTCTCGAGACTAAGTCTGAGGCCAAGAGGCGCGCCCTCCAAACCCGAGTGGACTACGTCTCCGCGAACCCGGACAAGGCCACGGAGCAGGACTACGCGACGGGCCTCGCTAGCTGGTCTGCTGCCAAGCCATCGATGCAGATGCAGCCTCAGAACATCTCGCCGGCAGCCAGTAAGAAAGCTCCTGTGGTCATCCAGAGCGTCACGATCAACGGGGTGAAGAGCGCAGAGGAGGCCATCGATAGGCTTATGAGAGAGGCCGATTCGGCCGAGGCGCGCGGGGCGTACAAGGAGCTTACAGACTAATGGCTATCATTACATTCGATACCACAGGTCTAGGGCTCTTCAGCTACATCCGCTTTGATGCGGTCATGTCTGAGGTGCACAACGACTCCTCTATTGTGACCGAGCACCCTATCGAGAAGGGCGCCAACATCTCCGATCACGTCATGCCCGAGCAGCCGAAGCTGAATATCGAGGCCTTCATCACCAACACGCCCATCGAGTCGGAGGTGCTGCTGTACGGCACGACCGTGGGCGCGCTTTTCGGTCTGTCGCTGCCTATCTCACTGCAGGGCGCAATGAACCGCTGGGTCAACGGTGCGCAGGTTCGAGGCGGAGATCTGTTCCCTCTCCAGACGAACGGCTTCCAGCGCCCGCAGACGCCTATTGTTACGACACCGTCGCAGCGGGTGCAGATCCCCAACGTCGTGGCTGGGACGTCTCTGCAGTTCCCCAAGCGCGTAGACCGCGTCCGTAAGGTCTACGCAGCGCTGCAGGAGGTCATGCAGAAGGGTGTGCCCGTCGCGTACTTCGGCTCGCTTCGAGACTACCCCCGCATGTTTATAAGCAGGCTCTCCGCGCCTCTCGTGGCAGAGGACAGCATCACCTTTTCCATGGAGCTCGTGTCCGTTAGCTTCGCGGACTCGCGCACGGTCGAAGTGACCAAGAAGCGCCCCGAAGAGAAGCGCGCGGCAGAGACAGCAGTGCAGGGACCGCAAGCCCCTGCGAGCATTGACTTTGGAGACGACGAGCAGACCACGAGTACAAACGCCCGAGAGATACTTCAGTCGATAGCGAGCTAACCGATGCCTTTCTTGAGCCTACCAGAAACCCCTGTCCCGTTCTCCACCCAGAAGGCGGAGCTCGACGGCGTCAGTTACCTAGTCAAGATCGAGTGGAACATGCGCTCGGGGTGGTATCTCGGCCTGAGCGACGCAGCCGGAAACGTAATCTTCCAGCCCAAGAAGCTGGTAGCCGATTGGGACATCCTGCGCAGCGTGACAGACTCTCGTAGGCCTCCTGGGAAGCTAGCCCTGATTGACATCTCAGGACGAGGTCTCGAGGCAACCTACGACGGCCTGGGCAGTACGCACAAGATCGCCTACCTCTCCCTCGAGGAGATAGCAGCGCTGAGGGCATAATGATTCTCAGGGACCGAGACTGGAAGATCCGTGTAGCGGGCATTGAGTTCGAGAAGCTCAACGTCGAGTTCGAGATCGAGAAGATTCTCCGGCCCGAGCCGAACAAGTGCTCTTTGACGATCTACAACCTAAGCGCGAACTCTCGAGCGATCATCGAGCAGCTGAATATCTACGATCCGAAGAAGGGCACCACGTCCCGCCGGAACGTGGGCGCCTCCAGCAAGGCAGCGAAGTCGGGCAACATCCGAGTGGAGATCGAGGCCGGGTACAAAGGCGAGCGCTCCCTGTTGTTTCGAGGGGACCTTCGCCGCGCCATAAGCACAAAGCAAGGAGGCACCTGGGTCACCAAGATCGAAGGCGAGGACGGAGGGCGCAGCGTGCTGTCGGCCCGCGTGGCTGAGTCTTTCCCCGCAGGCACGCCGAAGCTAACTGTCGTACGCAAGTGCGCCGAGGCCATGGGCGTAGGCCTCGGCAACATCGTCGAGGTAGCCGACCTGCTCGGAGGCGTCTACTCGAGCGGCACCGTGCTCGACGGGAGCGCCCCTGATGAACTGAAGGGCGTTCTCCGCCGATCAGGCCTCGTGTACAGCATCCAGAATGGCGTGCTGCAGTTCCAGCGCACGGGGCAGGGCGTCGGGCTGAAGGTTCAGGCGTTGTTCCTGTCGGAGAAGACTGGGCTCGTGCTCTCGCCCGAGCGCGACGCCACAGGCGAGCTCAAAGTTACGTGCCTGCTGATTCCGAACGTCGTACCGGGCGGCTATGTCCTGCTCGAATCGATTACGTACAACGGAGTCTATCGGATAGTAGCTGTCTCCTCCAAAGGCCAGTCGCGGGGCACGGAGTGGTACCACGTGCTGAGCTTGGTGCCGGGGTAGTGCTACCCTGAGACTGTGGCTCGAGTACACGGCAACATCTCTCTCGCTCAGGTCATCGGCAACGCTGCCGACCGTCGAGCTAACGACTTGGCAGTGTCGCTGCCAGGCATCGTAGTCTCCTACAACCCGGCCACCGAAACCGCTACTATCAAGCCGGGCGTGAGTCGGCTCGTCCCTTCGGTAGAGGACCCAGACGACGACGTAGTAGAGGAACTGCCGGCGATTCACGACGTGCCTGTCGCTTGGTACCGGGCGCGCGGTGTCTCCATCGTGCCGCCTGTGGGACTCACGCCGGGCGACCCCGTCACGCTGTTGTGCATGGACCGGGACATCTCTGCCTGGCTCCGCAGCGGGGCGCTCAGCGAGCCTGACGACGCTCGCAGTCACAGCTGGGCAAACGCCATAGCGATCCCCGGCCTGGTGCCGAGCTCGAACCCGTTCACCGCGCCGGTCGACGCGGCAGCGCTGGCCAGCAAGCTGGACGCAATATTTCAAGCCATCTCAGCGATCCCTCCAGTGCCTTCAGTGAGCCCGGCTGTCGATGGGGCCCCTGCTTTAGTGATCGCCAACGCTATTTTGACTGCCGTTCGAGCGGTCTACCTGACCGTGCCCCCGACTCCGAGTGTTGTCTCGTGCGCTTCCCAGATACTGAAGGTGGACCTGTAATGAAAAAGCTGTGTGTTTACTTGGCCATTGAGGCCGTTCTACTACACGCAGAGTGGCACGAAATCTACTACAGGCTGGTGTAAAATCGAACTCGGCGTCACATTGACCTCCTCTCTGGTGAACCCAGATGTAGGGGACCTCGCACTCGAAGACACCGGGCTCGAGGTCGTACGCACCTCTCTCGCGGACGAGGTGGCGCAGCGCTTGCACGTCCGACTCAAGTTCTTCCGGGGTGAGTGGTTTCTCAACCTGAACGAAGGCGTGCCCTGGTACCAGCTCATCTTCGTCAAGGCGCCCCAGGACCGGGTCATCCGCTTTGTGTTCGGGGAGGTCATCCGCGGCACCGAAGGCGTGGCCGAGCTCGTCACGCTCGACTACTCCATCAGCAGCACCCGGCAGCTCAGCCTCTCGTTCACCGCGCGCCTCCAGGACGGTACGTTGCTCCGCTCTTTCGACTACGCCCCGTTCGTCTTGGCGGTGTAGCGACCGTGCTACCTTGTGAGTATGGCGGGACTCACAAGCGCAGGGTACGAAGCCAAGAGCCTCGCCGACATTGAAGCAGAGATTGGGGCGGCCGTAAGGGCGGGCATCTCGCCCACGCTCAACACGAGCTCGACGTCGATCCTCGGTCAAGCCATCGGCGCCACGGCCTCGCAGCTTCGCCAAGTCTGGGAAGCGGGCCAGGACAACTACGCAGCAGCGGACATTGACCAGGCCACGGGCGACGCCCTCACGGCGCTGTGCAAGCTGACTGGCACCGTCCGCAACGCGGCCACGCCGAGCACCGTGCTGATGACTGTGACGCTGGCAGCGGGCACCTACGCAGCCGGCAGCCTGATCGTTCACGTAGTAGGCGACGCAACCAAGCGATTCACCAACGACGAAGAGATCACTACTGCCGGCGCTACGCTCACCGGCCAGGCTTTCACCTGCGAAGACAACGGCCCCACGCGCGCGAACGCAGGCACGTTGACCGTAATCGCGAGCCCCGTTACCGGCTTCTCTGCCCCAACGAACCCGGCCGAAGCCGTGCTGGGCCTCGAGGAAGAGACCGACTCCGCCCTACGCCTGCGGCACTCTCAGGAGCTGGCGCGCACCGGCTCGAGTACGGTGGACGCGATCCGCGTTGACGTAGACGACGCTGTCGAGGACATCAGCTTCGCGTCCTGCTTCGAGAACGACACCGACGCCACCGTAGACAGTAGGCCTCCTCACAGCATCGAGTTGCTGGTCCAGGGCGGCACGGACGCGGACGTAGCTGCAGCCATATTCCTGGCCAAGCCTGCAGGTATCCAGGCGTACGGAACGACTACGGTCGTGGTCTCCGATACGCAAGGCAACAACCACTCCATCGGCTTCACTCGGCCTACGGTCATCACGATCTTCATCGACTTGGTACTCACCGTGATCTCGGGGGAGTACGCGGGCGACAGCGTCGTGAAGCAGGCTATCACCGACTGGTGCGACGCCAACCTGTCCGTGGGGCACGACGTGATCCGCTCGCGCATCCAGTACATCTGCATGGGCGTTGCCGGAGTGATTGACGCTGTCGCAGAGATAGGCCTGAGCGCAGGCGCAGGTACAGCCGCAGCCAACTACGTGATCGGCTCAAGAGAGATTGCCAGCGTCGACACCGCCAACATCGCGATCGTTCAGTCCGTAGTAACCGCGCCCCCGTAAAGGACCCATGGCCGACGAACTCACAGGCGCAGTAGACGGCGTCTACTCGCACAACGAAGAGCACGTCGCGGAAGCGATCAGTCACCTGATCGAGTTCTTCCGGCATGGCCCGCGCAACCAGGCGCTGCTCACTGCGTTGAACGAGCAAGTGCAGGAGATCGAGGACGCGAACTGGGCGCACCACAACGCCTTCGACGTAGATACGGCAGTGGGCGAGCAGCTCGACTTCTTGGGCAAGCAAGTAGGCGAGCGCAGAGACGATCGCACCGACGACGCCTACAGGGCAGCGGTCCGCGTTCGTATTCTCGTGAACCTGAGCAACGGTAGGCTCGAGGAGCTTATCGCCATAGCGTTAGGGATATCGCCCACGGCAGTACTGGTTGTGCGCGAGCTCTATCCTGCAACAGTAAGTATCGAGCCCGATACCCTTGGCTCGGCTACTCTTCAGCAAGCGTATCGACTGCTGAAGAAAGCGAAGCCGGCAGGCGTGAGGCTGCTGCTTTCCGGCGCTGGCGACGTCGCGTCTCTCGGCGCAGTGGACGGCAGCCCGGTCGGCGGTACTATGGGCGCCGTAGACGGCAGTCCGCTCGGCTTCCTCATGAGCGGCGGCACGTAGGAGTAGCCGCATACCCGCATGCTACTCTGAGAGATGGCGAAGCCTCTCAGTACCACCACGTGGGCCACCGACACCAACATCGCTTCCGGTACCGAGACAGGCACGCCCACCAAGGTCGACCCCGGTGCAGGGTACCGCGCCCAGGGCGGCGTTCCGGGGCTGGCGTTCATCGCCCCCTACTGGAACTACGTCGTCAACTTGCTGTGTCAGTGGATGGTGTACCTAGACGGTATCACGACTGACTCTCAGTTCTTGGGCTCGCTGTTCGCCTGGACCGGTATTCACACGTTCACGCCCAGCACGGCGGCTACGGACGGCCTCACCGCCACAGGCAACACTACCGGCGCAGGCTTGAGAGGTCTCGGCGGCAGCACGGGGGCAGGCGTTCGCGGCACAGGCGGGACCTTGGGCGGGAACGGCGGGAACTTTTACGCAACGGCTTCCGGCGCAGACGGCGTCCAGTGTTCGGGTGTCGGTGCCGGGCACGGCTGCAAAGGCTTCGGCGGTACTACCGGCGCGGGTCACATAGGTACAGGTGGCTCTACGAGCGGCGCGGGCGTGCTGGGCCTCGGCACCGGCGCAGCTGCGCCGACCATGACCAAAGAGGGCGTCTACGGCGTAGGCGGGACGAGCGCCCCAGGCGTGAAAGGAGAAGGCGGAGCTTTCGCGGCTGGAGGAGAGTTTTCGGGTGTAGACGGTGTGGTCGGCGAATCTACCGGCGCAGGAGCGGGAGGGCGCTTCCTTGGGCCTGTCGCCTATAACGCGGGCGACCACGCGCTCGAAGTCGAGGCCCGAAACATAAACACCCCGCACATCCAACTGGTGACCGGCATCAACGCAAACCCCGCAGGAGCAGCGCACGGGAGCATCTGGCTTACTACCACAGCAGACGGGATGTACTTCCAAGTAGGCTTGAACGTCTACTCGTTTGAGGCGGCTGGGTTGTATCGCAACGGCGTACTCATAGCGTAGTCGGAGGTGCGTTGTGAGTAACGAAGAAGTATTGCGCGGCGTAGCGGCGGATCTGGCCGTCGTCAAGTCGAAGGTGGAGTGCCTGCCCGAACTGGTTCGTCGCATCGACGAACTGGAGCGGACGGACCTGAAGCGCTCGGCGTGGGCAGCAGGGGCCGGAGCGACGGTCTCTGCGATGTTCGTCTCTGCGATGTGGGTGCTCTCGCGGCTTCACATCCTGGTGCTGTCCGTGCTCCTCTTGGCTTGCGCTCCAGTGCCGCTGCTCCGAGAGGCTGCGGCTCCCGAAGCAGCGCAGCCCGTAGCGGCTCGCTGGCCGACCCAGGTGGAGATGTTCGTGGACGTGGGGCTAGGCACCGAGTGCGTGCTGGCCATCGCGACAGCGCTCGACTTCTGGGAGGCCCACGGCGTGGTCAAAGTCTCTCAGCTCATCCTGACGAGAGACCTCGAACCGAAGCTCGGGTACGTCACTGCCACGCTGGGCGAGCCCGAGCTCGACAGCGCTGCCGCGATCACGACCTACGACGTCCTGGGCCCGCACATGCTGTGGGCAAACATCCAGTTCCGAGACGGCTACTGCAACCCGCTCGTCGCTGCTCACGAGATAGGCCACGCGCTCGGGCTCGACGACAGCTACGTCGAGGAAGGCAACGTCATGTACTGGGAGGTCAGCGGCCAAGGGGCGCAGGTCTCGCAAGAACAACTGGACTCGCTGTGAACGACATCCTAGTCAGCGGCCGAGCCATCCCGGTCAAGTCTTTCGTTCATCGCAGCCCGAGCCTCAGCTTCAACTGCGGTCTCCGTACCGAGACGCGCGCCGTCGCTCTTCATTGGACCGGGGGCGAAGGCGGCGGAGAGCAGGTGTACCGGGTGCTCCGAGAGCGCGGCCTGAGCGTCCAGTTCTTCATCGATCAGGAAGGGCACATCTGGCAGTACGCTGACGCCAGCGTGCGCTGCGCGCACATCGGCACAGCCAACGGCTACACGATCGGAATCGAGATAGCGAACCGGGCCAACGGTAAGCCTCACCCGAAGTGGCCGAGGGAGGCGTACGAGGAGCGCGTGCACGGCAAGAGCTTCCAGTGCTCCGCCTTCTACCCGGCGCAGGTCGCAGCCGCGACCGAGCTCACGCAGACGCTGTGCCGAGCTTACGGTCTGCCTTACGAGACGCCCGCCAGCGACACCGAGCTCTCTGCTGCTGAGCTCAAGACGGTGCGCGGCGTGCTCGCGCACTTTCACGTCACCCGGCGCAAGGTCGACTGCGGGACGCGCCTGCTGCGAGAGATGGGCTTACGGAAACCGGATCCGGTTTAGCTGCCGGTTCGATCCGGTTTCTGGTAGAACGGCAGTCTTCGTCACAGCACCAAAGCTGCCAGATGTGTCCGGTATAGGCCGTCAAAGCACACCACAGGCCATATCGGCATGAAGATGCGGTCCACACGAGACCTCGCGTTCTGCCTTATTTCGTGGGCTTTTTGCGCTTCGGCTTCGTAAAGGATCCGGTTTCGCTGCCGGTTAGGGCCTGCCCCAGGCGCTCCCCGAGCGCGAGCACGTTCTCATCGGGCGGACGGTTGTAGAGGGCGTGGACTTGATCGGTTTTGTGTCCCACCACAGTCTTCAGCAGGCCGCTAGGCATCTGCTCTAGCGTGTTCGCAATCGAGATCAGCGTGTGTCGGGCGACGTGGGTCGTGGCCCCGGCAAGGGGAAAGCCGAGCCTCTTGTACGCCTCTCGGATCTTGCCGTCTGCTGTGCTCGCTGCCCAGAAGTTTGAGCCCCGCCGGCTTCCGCTCAGAGGGCGAGGGAACACGAGCTCTCGCCAGCCTGGCCATCGCTCTACGGACATGCGCTGGGCGTGCCTTCGGATTAGCTCGACGGCAGAGGAAGGGAGCCCTGCACGCCGCGCGTACTTTCCCTTGGTGCCGCCCTCGACGCCGCGGTACTGCCCTCGGCGAATCTTCACGAGCCCTGTCTCTAGGTCGACGTCTTCGTGGCGCAGACTGGAGACCTCGGCGAAGCGGCAGCCGAGACAGAACTGGACGTAGACGAGCGGGTAAAGCTCAGGCTCGTGCTGCTCGAGGTGCGCAAAGTACAAGGTCACCTGCTGCGGAGACAGCGCCTTCTCTGGCGCGTCTTCTAAGACTTGGTGCGGCTTACGTTCGACGTCGGTCAGCTTGACGAGGTTCGCCTCCAGGTAGCCGCGGCGCACAGCGAACCGAAACAGACCGAGCAGCGGGGGCCTCAGCAAGTTGGCGCTGCGATCTTCGTCCAGGCAGAGTTGCAGATCTGCGCGAGTGACCGCGTCTAGGTACCAGCCGTCGAAGCGCTTACCGGCGCGCTTGAGCCGGGACGCATACGAGAGCTTCGTCGAATGCGTCGCGATGGTCGGGATGTATTCCTCTACGGCCTCCCGGAAGCGAAGGCGAGAGGCTCTCCCCTCTGTCCCGGACTTCGCCTTCTCGAGCTCTTCGTCCCTGCGGACGATAGCGAGAGTTTTGGACGCAGCGAAGAACGTTCTGCGCGCCTCGCACTGCTTGCCGGTCTTCTCGTCGGTCCAGTAGATCCGAGCGATCCACTGCTTCTTGCCGTTGACGAGACCTACGTACTTTACACCGGAGCCGCCTCTACCCGTTGTCATTCTCCGCGCCCCGGAGCCAGCGGTCCAAGCTCTCCCGCAAGAAACGGTGACGCTTGAAGCCTGGGCGGGCGCGGGAGTCGGGTATGAGGTCCCCTTTTGCGATCTGTTGCAGCAAAGCGGACCGGGTCATGCGGCAGTAGGCCGCTGCCTCTACGACTGTGAGCCATGGCGAATCTTGATTGAGCTTTGCTGCAGTGTCCACGTCAGCCCTCTCTCACGTAGAAGTCGTGCGGCTCGTCTCCTTGGCCTCGCCCCAAGTAGAAACGGGCAACGATGGACTCCGGCCACACACCGAGAGTGAAGTCGTTGTACGTGACCGTAGGAGGGTCGCCTATCCCGCATACGTCTCTCTCCAACGCGGACCTCGGGTAGGCGTCCAGGTACGCGTTCATCTCTTCCTTGGTTACCTTTTTCATGGTTCTCCCTTTGCCCGCCTTCTCGAGCTCGGCGATCCGAGCCTCAAGCGCTGCTATGCGAAGGTCCTTACTGTCCGGCTCGTCTTCCATCTGCGTGATGCGCATGCCTGCCTTCGAGCAGCTGTGCGCGTATTGCGCACCTCTCCCGTAGTCCGGCGAAGACACGTACCACTCCAGCGTCCCGCAGTACCGACACGGGTTCATGGGCTGCCCATGTCGTCAGGGTGGCGCCAGCCAAGGAACACCGGAAAGCGTGGAGCGTTTACCACACCGACCTGAGCGAAATGCTTGAACTTGATCCACTTGCCCACAAGGTTGTGTCGATCTTCCCATAGCGCTTTCCTCTGCGTTGAGGTGAGCCCAGTACCGACACCGAAACGAACTCCGTCTGGAGTGCAGCAGACGAACGACCCTAGGTCCCCGGCAGGCACCATGTTCTCTTGGTGAGTGCTGCGCTTGGTGTTGCCTAGCTCATCCTCCTCTGCAGGATTCTCGTTATGCATGCGCTCTTCGACGCCGACCACGACAGCCTCTCCGTCAACGAAGCGCTTGATTTTTGTAAGCTCTCCGCCCCTCGCCGTGGCTCGGCCGAACTTGTAGAGACCCTCGGGGTCTCGCACCATCACGCCTTCGTAGCCCTCGGTCAGGGCCCAGGCCTCGTACCTGTCGAGCTCTTCCTGATCGTTGATCAGCGTCTGCGTCAAGAAACGGATAGGGGCACCGAAGCAGTCTAGCCCGCACTTAGCCGGGTCTCGCTCGTGGAAGGGGATCTCGGGCCTGTCCCATACATCGAAGACGTGAAACGTTACCTCGGGCTCTCCGTCCTTCGACATGACACCCGACATGGTCTTCTGCATAAGGTCGGAGGCGTTCGACGGCCCGACGCACAGTTCGCCGTCGAAGCCGCTCAGGTTACGGTACCCGAACAGCTTCTGCACGTGCTTGTTCGGGATAGGCTTCAATGTACGGGATACTACTACCCCGTCGACCACCAGAGCCCGTACCCCGTCAAGCTTCACGCTCGCGAGTAGAGGGAACTTCAGCTTGCTAGCGTCCTTGGCAGCGAGCATCGGCTTGAGATCTTTCATCACTTCTTCCCCCTTCGCGCGGATACTCGCGCCGTACGCTTGAACGTTACTCCCGGAACTGCCGGGGGCTTCTCTGACTTGCGGCTCTCTGCGGCGAGAGCCTCGAGCTTGGCGTAGTCTACTACCCAGTACTCTTCCGGGAGTACCTTCACGTCCACGCTCTCGATCTCCCAGACGAAGCTACCTCCGACCTCGGGGGCGCTCTCCAGCGCCAGCGCTACGGCTTCGTGGTCTCCTGCCTGGGCTGCGAGGCGGGCTGTTTCGTGGGCAGCTTGCTGGAGCGCCAGAGCAGCCTCAGCTGCCGCTGCCAGCTTGCCCTTGATCAGGGTCTTCGTCCGCTCGGGGGCGGCAGCCGCCTCCTTGAAGATCTTATCGAGCCTGGCCTTGTCGTCGATCAGCGGGCGCACGAGAACTTGGCGTTCTGCCTCGAGAGCCACGACAACGTCCTGGACCTGAGACAGCTTCTCCTTCCACCATGCCATGTGCTCTTCGGTGGGCTCGCAGGGTAGCTCCTTCAGAGCACCTTCGGCTGCGGTCCAGTCGGCTTTGACCTTGGCGAGCTTGGTGTAGTCGACTGGGTCTATGGCTGCAGTGGTCATGAGTGCTTCTCCTTCAGAGTGCGTGTGGTTAGGTACAGAGCTACTACGGAGACTTGCCCCGCAGCGAACGCGAGTAGTAGGGTCATGGGAGTAAACCAAGCTGGATGAGGGCTTCTCCGAAGCCGCACCCGAGGACAAAGCCCACTGCCGCCACAAGAATATCTCTCAACATTGTTGCCCTCTTTCTTCGTCTGAAGGTAGTACGTTACTACTACAGACGGCAAGAGGAATCGTCAAGCGGCTGTACGTTTGCCTCGGTGAGCTCGCCCCAGGACATGCAGACCGATGCCCACGGCCGACCAAGCGTTGTGTGCCTTGCTCTTCGGTTTGATCTCTTCAAGCAGCAGGAGCTCGGCAAGGCTGAGAGCCTCCCGCGTTCGCTCCTGTTCCACGTCGCGCGGGACAGCCCCCTTCCACTGGTCCGAGGTGACGAACTCAGTGCCCACGCACCCCGCCACGAGGTTCACGTCGATCAGGTCCTGGGCGTCAACGATCGAGAACTTACCTCGAGTGACCATCCGCTCGCATACCACTCGGCACGGGTAGAAGTGATCCAGGAACAAACGGTGCTCGATCACGCGAGTACCGAGCTCTCTGGTCTTTGCGGTAGACACGCCGCAGCCCCGCAAGCGACCGTCCTCCCAGACGGCGAAGCCTAGGTGAACGACTCCGGGGTCCACGCTGAGGAAGAACCTACTCATTCGAGTTCGTCGCAGATAACACCGAGCGCCTCCTCTGCAGGGGAGGACTCCAAGGCCATGAATATTTCGTACAGGCGGGTATGGAGCGCCTTCCGCCAACCTTCTTTGGTTGCTCTCAGCTCCTGCCAGGCAGTGTGCACTACATCGCCTGGCTGAGGCTTAGTCAGGCGCTGCTTGACCGTCTCCTGCACGCGCTCTTCGATGATCGCTTCGTACTTCTGGGCGGTGAGCCTCTCCTGGGCGGCTAGCAGCGTGTCCACCGCGTGCTGGTTGACGATGTCGTAGTGATCTGCGCCCAGCTCCAATCGAGCGTCCGCCACCGCGGTCTCTAGCTCTTCGATTGTCTTACTCATGCTGCCTTCTCCTGGTTCCTGTCTTCGTAGCATATTAGTCTACCCTTTGCATCGTGTACAGGGTCTCCTGCTGCCTTTGATAGTCGAAGCATAGCCGCAGGTGACGCAGTTAGTGGTACGTCCGGTACGAACGTCTGGGCCCCGCCTACGAACCTGTCGCGCGCTGCATACGCCGCTTCGTGCAGTCTCTCGAGCGGTATCTCGAGCACCACTTCGTCGTGAATGAAGATCAGTTCCCGACAGCCGTAGACCAAGTCGTCGTAGCCCTTCTCGTACATGGCGTACATAAGCTCGACCTTGCCCGCCTTGGCCGCGTCTGCTGCCAGCCCCTGGAAGAACGAGTTCGCAGCGTCGCAGTACCCAACGCCCCCGCGCAGGCGCTTGCTGAAGAGGTGCTCGATCTGAACTCGACTCCCCTTACGCCCCACCAGCCGGCTTATAAGATCGAGGTACCTTCCAGCTTCGCGCCACTGCTCCCGCCACAAGTCAAGCAGCTCCCGAGCGCGCGCTTCGGAGACGTCTACCCCGTAGGTACCGCGGGCGAAGTCTCCGAAGCGCGCTGCCCCCAGCCCTCCAGGCGCCCCGAAGTTGATTGCTTTGGAGAGCTGACGCATCTCCTTGAACGTCTTCGGGTCCGTCTTCTTGAGCGCGTACATCTCAGCTGCAGAGATACCCAGCACCATTGCGCCCATCTCGGCATGCGGGCAGCGGGAAGGGTCCCTGAGTACCTCTGCCATGTCGGACACGCCGAGCTTGTTCAGGCAGACCTGAGACCATGTCCTGAGCTCGAACTGATCGAAGTCGATGGACACTAGGGCGTGCCCAGGGCGCGCTACGAAGCACTCCCGCACTCCAGGGACTCGAGGGAGGTTCTGCATCTGCATCCCATACGAGGTCCACGCCTCGCCGGGCTTGGGGTCGTCCCCTTGCGAGCAGGAGGTGCGCCCTGTCGCCACCAGCACGTTATACCGGCACTGAATAGGGGAGTGCAGCAGACGGCGCGCTTTGCCCAGCAGAGTACCTGCCTGAGAGAAGCGGGTGTAGGACTCCAGGATCTTATCTCCGCTGAGGCTGCAGGCCTCTTCATCCAGCTTGACGTTACCCTGCTCCGCTCCCTTGGCCTCCATCTTCTCGGTGACAGCGCCGCGAGGCACAGGGCGCCCGGATTTCTGGTACGCGGCTACGAGCCTAGCTTCCGCTGCCTTCTTGTCCTTGGTCACGACCATGACGCCGGCCTTCTTCTGCCAGCGCGCCAGCCCCTCGCGCAGGAGGATCTCCTTGTCTGCCTCGAGCAGTGCCTCGGTCGCCCTGACGAGCTCGGCTGCCGCCACTGGGTCCGTGGTGATGCCCCAGGCGCTCGTGAGCGACAGCGCGACGGACGCCCGCACTTGATGGTGCTGGTCTACTAAGTACTCGGGCCCCGCTGTCTCTTGCTTCCAGTACAGGTCCCGGACCGCAATGTCCCCCTGCACGTAGTTGACCGCTTCTGCCGGCCACTCGCTGATAGGCTTGTCGGCGAGCAGACCGAACCGGGTGCGCCAGTAGTCCTTCTTGTCGAGCTTGATGGGGATCTCCCACTGCTCTAGGCAGGCATCGAGAGCGAAGCCGTCGCGCCTATCTCCGCGCCCGATGCGGATGAGCTTCTCGCGCACCATCGTGCAGCGGATCTCACCCTTGCGGAGCTTGTCAAAGATGAGCTTAGTCCACTCCGGTTCGTAGGCCATCGTGACCAGGACCTCGAACGCAGCGTTGTGCGCAACGATAATGTCACTGCTCTCGAGGGCGGCTGCCAGCAGCGCCCTGAAGGCAGGGTCGCGGACGTGGGCGAGTCTGGGAGGCTTGTTATCGAAGGCGTACAGCATGCAGACCGGAGGCGGGGCGCTGCATCCGGGCTGGATGAGAGTCGTTTCGTAGTCGAGCCAAAAGAAGCGTTCGAGCATGAGTTCTCCTCGAGGCACAAGCTACTACGATCGTAGTAGATAAGTCAACTCAGAAAGGCCGCTGCGCGTTCACCAGCTTGTCGTGGTGGGCCTGCTCCCACAGCGCGGCGTCGGTGTAGTGCGGGAACTTGTGCTCCGCGTACTTGAAAGCCAGGTCGTGCTCCATGCCTACTATGTGGTGCAGCGCTTCGTGGTAGACGGTGCCGACCACCACGAAGTCAGGTACCCAGCCCCAGGCCAACGTACGGTTGACCAGGATAAGACCCTCGCAGTAGGTCGCGTAGAGAAACCCCGCGCCCGGCTTGGCGGGCTTCCAGGGCATCCACTTGATAGTAACCGGGTACTCGCTGCAGTGGCTCTCGAAGAACACGAGGTCCACGGCGTTGAGCGCTCGCTGCAGCCACGCTCGGTCCCGCAGCTCACTCACCGGGCACCTCGCGCCCGTCAGCGTCTACGTTGACCGGCCCGCACGTAGCGAGCTTGCGCGCGTCGGCTTCAGCGAACCTCCACCGATGATCATCGCAAAATGCGCAAAGAACGCGAAATGTAGGGTACCCGCAGTCTGCGCAGGGATACCTCCCGTAGAAGTCCGGCAGGGTCATACGGCCTTCTTGACTAAGGCGAGCTTCGCCTTCTTCTGGGCCTGGAGCTCGTCCTGCACCTGGCTCGACTTGCCGGGGGGCGGGCGATTGTCGATCAAGATCCCGAGGGCCTCGGAGTCGAGCACGATGGCGCAGCACGCCATGACCTGCCCCAGGTTGTGCACGCCGTCCGACGAGATGCGCTCCCCGTCCAGGTAGTTGGCCAGGTGGCGCTGGGCTGCCGCAAGGTACGTCATCGCCTCCACGGGGTCCTTCCGCCAGTTGTAGGCCCCGTACTTGGCGTCGCCCACCTCGAGGGCTGAGGCCATGTGCAGCTGCCCTACAGGCGGTATGAGAGCCAAGTCCGGCTTGGTCGCGCCGAACGCCTTCTTGGGGTTCGGGTTCTTCGGCGCGGGCGGAGTCTCCTTTGAACAAATGTTCAGTGTCGGGTCTGAGTCGTTCAGCGCTGTCTGCATCGCAGACTTTCGGAACGACTCTTCCCGTTCGATATCGGAGAGCAGGCGGTACCACGGGTCGGCTTGCTGCCTTGCAGAGCAAGCTGAGCGAAACCAGCGGGTGGTGTCCGGGCGGAAGTACTCTAGGTTGCCGTCCAGAACGCGGTAGGTGTTCCCCTCAAAGGAGTACCTACGCTCTGGGTCTGCGGTCATTTCCTCGATTGCCTGGCTGTACGTTCGCTTGTTGCTCATGTTAGGCTCTCCGTGTCTACTTCGACGTCTGCTAGCGAAACCCAAACATCCGACCCGTACACCTCCATGAGCACCCCCGGCACCAGGGATACGGTTTGTGTCTCTCGACCGTGATCCGAGTACCCTCCGTGAACCTTCTTGTGGGCGACGGGCAGCTGCGCCTCGTGTCCGTCGCGGAAACGCACGCGGATGGCCTTCCCCTCCTTCAGAGTCAAAGCGTCGCGCTGATAGCTGCAACAACCGTGCAGGCGTACGGTGCCGGGCTTCTCGAAGTACTCTGTGCCCCAGTCGTTTCCTTTGTTTAGTTTTACGAAGTTGCTCACTGCATGCCTCCCCGGTAACGCCCCTTGACCAGTACTACGATCTGACGCTTGCCGTCAGCTGCTAAATGGATGTGCGCCTGAACCCAGCCTCCGGGCAAGTCGTTATACCCATGGTCTACTACCGCTGTTACTCCTGCTTGGCAAGCGCCATCGAGCATGCCCGGCTGGTGAGAGTGGCCGATACTGACCTTGACCCCGAGCCGCGTGTATCCGATGAACGTGCCTCTACTACCGTTTGGGCCCTTATCTCCGTGGAACCCGTGCTCTACGTCCAGAAGACGCAAGCTGTCGTTCCGCTTGAGGAACTTGACGGTCTCCGGGACCTTATGCCTGCGGGCTTCAGCCTCGAATAGGTTCAGCCACTTGCCTGCGGAAGTGCGGCTCCGCAGGTCGCGAGACTTCATCTCGTGCCAGTACGGAGCGTTGAGCGGATCTTCCGAGTCTTTGTGCTCTTCCAACCAGCGCTCGAAGTGCTCGTCGTGGTTGGATCGTACTACGTGCGTAGTATGTTTGCCCCAGCCGCTCACCAGCTTGAGCGCGTCGCAGGCGTTCCGTACCTCTTGCTCGACGCTGTCGAAGCGCCCCTCGAACCGATGGCGACTCGACTTCTTGTGGTGGGACCTCGAGCCGAAGTCGAGTACGTCGTGCAGGACGATGTGCTGAGGGCGAACAGCGTCAATGAGCGCCTTGGTCGCATCCAGGGCTTCGAAGTCCTCGTGCCCCGCGTGCCAGTCGCCGAGCACGAGAGACATGGCCGGGGGCGCATTCTTGACCCCGTTGGGTGTGTATACTTTATCGAGATCTGTGAAGCTGCCGTCCTTGTTCGCAGTCACGTGGCGGGCGAAGTAGCAGGCGTCTTTGTCGACCTCTACCACCAGCGCCCCGATCACGTGGTGGTGCTCCCCTTTCTTGCCTGCCTTGCTGGGCGTGTAGTTGGGCACCGTGCACGCGCCCGTGGTCCACATGATGCGGGGCGAACGGCTTGCCGTAGCCACGACCTGCAGCGTGCGCTTGGCGTGGCCGAAGATGCCCGAGCACTTGCCCAGGAAGCCCTCGAAGCCGGTCAGCGGCCTGTTGGCCGTGGGCTGGATCGAGATGTCAGAGAAGATCTTCAGGTTCTTGCAGAGGCTCCTGCGCGACGTGGCGAGGTAGGGAGTGATCTCCGCAGCCCACCAGTCGTCCGTCTCTTGCTGCTGAGACCAGCGGGAGGTGGGGTTCTTATAGCGCCCTGGCACCACGATCAGCTCGGCCCTGTTGGCCTTGCAAAAGTTCTGCATCGAAGCGAAGAACTTAGGGTTGACCGGCGAGGCATTCTGGGCGTAGGTGACCAGGTACGTTTTCATAAAAACTCGCCGTATTTAGCCTCGAACCTGTCAGAACACGCAACGCTGCAGAACAGCACCCGCCTCAGCACCGGCTCGCAGCACTCACCGCAAACGAACTCCTCGTTAGGGTCTACGTCTTGCTCGAACAGCGGGCGAATGGCCTTGAACCAAGCAGTCTTTAGTCGCCTGTACGCGCCTCTCATCGAATCCCACCGCCCTCGACGAACTTAGCGTTTGGGTACCGAGCGCTAAGCTTCTCGTAGTTCGCCTGGGCGATCTGCATCAGATCCTTGCCGGTCACGTCCTGGAGGCGCATCGCACTGCTGAGTAAGAGCCCGCTCAGCAGCTCTGAGTCCAGGTCTTTGCCGTGCCACAGCGCCTTCTTCACGTGGTCACAGATGCGCGCCACGTTCGTGCTCAGGGGTAGGTTGTTGGGCTCGCCCCTCGCCTCGACGGCCACACCTTCGCAAGTGAGCGCCCACACCAGTGCAGTGTGGTACCAGAGGACGTCTCCTGCCTCGAGAAGAGCCTCTTGGAGAGTGCCGGTGAGTAGCGCCTCCTCGAGCTCGCCCGTCTCGCCAGCGAGGCCCAGGCAGATGCACGCAAGCGGCATCCTTACGCCGTCCTTGTGCGCTAGCTGGATGACGAAATCTGCGTAGATTTCGGGCGTAATCATACTACTGCCTCTTGGGCCAGGGCGCCCTGCTTGATCGCGTGGCGGACCTTGCGACGGATGCCCTCGTACATCGTTTCGTAGTTGGTGGGTAGTAGGCCAGCGCCGGAAACGGTCGTGCCGCGGACGTACAGGCTCTCGTGGTACTGGTCCATCGAGCGGGGAGTAGCAACGTAGTGCCCGCAGATCTTGAGTAGTGACGAGACGATCGCCTGCCCGGCCCACATCTTCTGCTGGATCGCCTTGCGACGGCGCATCACTTCCTTGACCGGGTTCGGGTGCTTGTTTCCCGCAATACGCGTATCTGTGGCTTGGCGTCGCGCCAGCTTACGTCGAGCAGACATCTTAGTACTCCCCCAGAGTTTATGAAGTGAGGCGCCCAGGCAGCCTTTTCGCGGCCGAGCGTTGCAGTTCTCGTTTCCTAGGCGCCTCAAGCAGCACACCGACTGCTGTCTACGGGCTCTCATTTGTGGAGAGCCAGTCGGTGTGCTGCTTGAGAAACCCTACCCGAAGGGTAGCGGAAATCTCCGGACTACCGACCCAACATCTTCTTCAGATCGTCTACGTGCACCGGGTCCTGGGTGTCGTCTTCCTCGTTCCAGAAGTAGTTCGGGTCTTCAGGGTGAACTTTCCAGGGATGTGGAGGGAACGGGGCGGAAGGCGATCGACGAACGCTGGGGGCAGCCGGAGGAGCCTTCGGCGTCGCCTTCGCTTCGAAGGGCGCTGGCTTGGTCTCCGGCAGCTCGACGGGAGCGAAGCCGGCAGGAATCTCGCCCTTCCAGGCAGAGACCGGGTACACCTCGAGGTAGCTCGTGGGGCCGTTCTTGCCCACGTAGGCCACGGACTTGATCACGACCAAGCGGCCAGCGAGGGGCGAGACAGGGCGCTGTGAGATGGCCTTTTCGTAGGCCTCCTGGTTGACCGTCGAAGCGTTGCTCCGAGGGTGCCCGAAGCATGCCGCTACCGCGACCTGGATCTTCCCGATGTCCTTCGCTTTCGCCTGAGCGGGCGTCACGCCCTTGCCACCGCGGGCTTCGTCCGGGCACACCGAGTACGCCACTTCATATCCTGCCGGGATACCGCTCTCGGGAGCGGGCGAGATGATCTTGCCGTCGAGAAAGAAGCGAGGGGCATTGAAGCCGTCGGCCTTCCAGCGGAGATTCAGTACCTCTGTGAGGTAGTCTCCCGCAGGGAGCTTGTAGTTCCTGTTGTAGTTCCCGCCGACCTTCGCTTCGCTCATGGAGATAGACATTTGAGTGCTTCCTTTTGTGTGCGTGGATGACTTCAGTGCTGAGTTGCTACTATCCCACTACTCTTCGTCTGCGTCAAGCTTTCCGCTCGAAAGTTTGATGGCCGTGTCCAGAGCTTGTGACATGGCGTCGTCTTCGCTGTGGGTCATGACCTCGGTGACACGATGGATGATCTCTCCCATCGAGCGCACCGTTACTACGACCTTCACCTCGACGGTGCTGTCCTGATACCCAAGCGCCACGTCCCGAACCAGCTCGTCGTACTGTACTGCAATCATTGGTTCCCCCCTGTAGTTCTCAAGCTCGCATGGCCCTAAGGTTAGGGCAAACAGAAACGTCAAAAGTTACTCACTTTCACTCTCGTCTTCATCAACGCCACCCGACCAACGGGCTAGCTCCGGCCCACGCTGTTCGAGCTCGCGCATGGTCGGCATGCAGGTCTTCGCGTAGCGGATCTTCTGCGGAGAAAATAGGATTTCTGCGGCGAATCTGCCCTTTTGCGTAGAGGCTCCGTAGAAGCTCCGCAGGTGCTCCACGCACCCCAGGTAGATCCAGTTTTCGACCACGGCTGCCGTTTGCCCGGGGCGATGCGTGCGGCCGAGGCTCTGCTCGTTCGGCATTGTGAGCCACAGATTCTTCGACCAGAACCCCTGCAGGTTCTTGCCGGTGCCGTTGCTCATGATCGAGGCGACAGCTGCCCCGCCTGGGTGCTGCTTGATATGTCGGCCCTTCTTGTCAACGCTGCCTGCACCGTAGTAAGGCACGCCAGCGGCCTCTGCGATGCGCTCGCCCAGACCGATGTGCAGAACCCACACGACACCACCGTGCTCTTTGATCCAGTCGACAGCGGTGTCTACAGCTTCGTCAGACACCCACACCGCGACACTGGGCGGCTCGAGAAGGCCGGTGCGGGCTCGCTCCGCGTCCCTGGCCAGCTCCCACGCCACGAGGGCGCCTTCGTCGTCGTAGAGGCCCTTGCGGACTGCGGCTTTCATACGAGCTTCGGAGTCGATGCCCCTGCGGTTCGCCTTGATTGCCTTGCGGCACCACTTCGCCCAAGCGTTGCGCTTCTCGCGCCAGTCGTCGGGCGGTGCAGGGGACCATTGTTGCCAAAAACCCAGGCCGATAGTGGTGAGCTTGGCGCTCAGCTGCATCGCGTCCATGAGCTGATTGCCGTCTGGTAGGGTCATCGTGCGCTTGAGCTCGGCGTAGGCTTCCTCTACCTCGGGGTCTTCGTCGCTGGGGAAGATGGCGTCGACCGTCAGGCCGATGTCCATCGGCGGGTCTTGGGTGCCGATGAAGCCTGGCGTTTCGAACATGCGGCGGGCGACTGCATGCCTGACGATCGTCCGCTCGTCGTCCGCGAGCTCGCACTGAGAAGCCGCTGCCTTCTCCTCGGGCGTCAAGATGTCCCGCAGCGCGCCGATGCCAGCGCGCGGGCCCACGCCTGCCTTCGCGTCGAGGTAGCTCGCCCACATCTCGCGCTCGAGGTAGTCGTACGGCAGCGGAGAGCCCTCGCCGAGGCACCACTCCATGATGTGGCTGGCGTCCTTGATCGACGTCTTGAACGGAGTGCCGCTCATGGCGACGATGATCGTGTTGGGGAACTTCTTCTTGTACGCCTTGATGCGCTTGGTTGTCGTGGTCGTCGAGCCCGAGCAGCGGTGGGCTTCGTCCAGCACGATAAGGTCGGGAGCCATAAGCTCGATGCGCGAGAGCTTGAGCACGTTGCCGTCTGCGTCGAGGTCCTCGCCAGCGCTCGGGCTCGCGAGCATCTCGTACGAGAGCATCGGGTACACCGCAGGCCCGTGCCAGTCCTTGCGGAACTTCACGAACTCGGCAGAGACATCCGGGATCATGTTCGCAGGGCAGACGTACAGCGGGCGCTTGCAGCCCAGTACCTGGGGCAAGAGGAAAGACAATAGGGTTTTGCCTCCGCCGACCTTGATAGGGGCGAAGAGCCCGCGAACCTTCCACGCCTCTGCAAGCGCAATCGCCTGAATAGGCCGCATGGGTCCGGGGTAAGGGGCGGGTCCCTTAGCGAACTTCTCAGTCAAGAAGCGCGCGAGCTCGATGTTCTCTGGGTCGTCTTGCTGAGGTATGGGCCTACGGGGTAGGCCCATGACCCGCATAAACTCGGGCCCACGCTCGACGTCAGTGAACTTCTTAGCTTCCTCGACAGGAGCTTCGGCCTCCATCTGCGAGAGCGTCACGCCCATTCTGACGAGTTGTTCGGTTGCAGAGAGCAGCACCAGTTACCTCAGTACTTTGTATGCAAGAAAGAAGAACATCGCCAGCCACACGGGCAGCCAACCGTTCAACATGGCCACAGCCAAGAGCAACGGGACCATCAGAAGCCCCGGACGACTTCGCTCGCGAAGCTGCTCAGCGTCTCGAGCAGCACGCTGCCTTCTGGGGTGCGCGAGTCGATCACGAGGCTACCGAACATGCTGAAGTAGCCTTGCTCGTGAAGCATCTTCACCGCAACGCAGAGGTCCCCTGCGCCCGTGAACTGGATGAAGCGCCAGTCGTCTTTGCCGTGGTGCTTCTTGATCAGCTTGTTGGCCTCGGCCATGACGTCGCGGAGCTCGAGTTCTCGGAACGTGGGCGCGCAGTTGACGTAGAGCACGAACTCGTTCTTGGGCAGCGGAGCGGGCTGCTCGTCCACAGCATCGACGGCGATCGCGATCTTGTCGAGGATGCGCTCCTCCAGCTCGCCTGCCCTCTCTACCTCTGCCCAGCTCTCCATGCCGGACGCCGCTGCAAGAGCGGACTTGCCTGGCAGCTTCGGCGCAGTCTTGACGGGCGGAGTGCCGCAGGCGAGCTCTTCCTCGTAGTAGCCCGCTCCTTTGATCTTGGTGAGAGCGTGGTGTGTTGCTTGGTCAAGGTCTGCCTGCTCCTGGATCGTTCCGTCCGCAACCTTGGCGCGGTGGGCGCGGATCGACTCTCGCAGAGCTGCGTCTCGAGCGCGGGAGTTCTCCGCTACTGCGCCGAGAGTAACCGCCAGAGCCTTCAGCTGGTCTCGAGAGAGCCCGTCCAGGTCGTCGGTCGCTTCGGCCTGCGCCTCGGCAACTACCGGCTGAGTAATGCCCTGCAGCTCAGCGGCGTGCTCGGGCGAGAGGGCAGCGACCTTGGGCGCCTCGGGAGGGTTCACGAAGCCGCTCTCGGGCGTAGTAATGTCCTTGCTATGCTGAGCCCAGCGCTCATCGATTGCCTTCTTGGGCAAGGGGGGTACGGCTACGAGCTTCGGCGGAAGCTTCGGAGGCGCCTTCGGTGCCGAGCCTGGGAAACCTGCCGTGATTGCGTCCTTGAAATCTTGCATCGGTGCTGCTCCTGTCATTGAGATCTGGATGTTCGGTTTGCAGAGTTCCATGTGCGGGCACTGCTGGCGGTAGGCGTAGCATTGCCCGGTATTAGTTGGTAAGTCAAGCACGTTCAGCTCGCCCGCGCGATGAGCTGCGTAGTAGGCCTGTATCACTTTTGCGTGCTGGTTCAGGCGGGCGACGTGTGCGAACACGGTGTTACGATCGAAGTCGAACCATACTACCTTGACGGTAGCGCTGCCGTTCATCTGGACGTAGACCCAGCGGCCGGACACGCGCTCTGCTCCGCCGAGGAAAGCTTCGTAGGCGTAGAGGTTCGCGGCTGGGTCCTCGAGCAGCTCGTGGGGCTCCTTGGCGTTGCGCAGGGAGCCGGTGAACTTGTAGTCCTGGATGACTACCCAGCTGGTGCGCCCGATTCGGCGCATTTTGCCGAGGCGCTTTTCTACGCCCGCCTGGAACGGATCTCGTGCTATATCCGGCTGCCAACAGAACGCGGCGTCTATGTAGCCGACCCACGGCGAGTGAGGCGTGTCGAAGCGGACCGGTACCTCGATCTCGGCTACGCCCTTCGGCGGGGCGTACTTCAGGGCAGCGAGAGCCGGCTTCGTGGTGGGCAGTATGCCGTGCAGGGACCACGCTTCCATCTCGGCGTGGTGGGCCGTACCGCGTACGGCTGCGTCGCCTTGAGGCTCCTTGAGGCCCAGGAGGCGGGCGAAGCCCCAACGGCGCCAGCACTCGGTCTGCTTGAGCTGGCTCGCGGAGATAAGCGGTAGGCGGTAGGGGCCTGTCCGCTGCGCTGTAGAAGATCTGCTCATTTGACCTTACCTTTCCACTCGTCGACCACCGCCCTGAGCTCGTCGCGCTCCTTCGAAACAGCCACGATCTCCGCAGCCACCTCGCGCACGCCCGCCAGCACTGACTGGAGGTGCACTAGCAAGTAGCGACAGGCGACAGCGGGGGACTCTTGGGACATGCTTGCGAGCAGCCAGCCGCCATACCGCCGCTCCCCATCCCCATCCCCATCCGCCACAGGCAGCACAGACGACGCGTCGGGCTCGCTCGGTTCGCGCCTGCACGCTGACACGGCCCACACCACCCAGTGGGGCTCGCCGTCTATGTCTACACGGACGTGGTCGGGGTCGCCATCGTGGAGGCCGAGCACCTTCCCAACGCGCCCCGTGCCCATGTTGCGGACGCGCTCTCCTACTGCGATGGGGTCGACGCTTATAGCCTTGCACGGTTCTATAAGCTTACTATCAGCGTGGGCGGGCTCGGGCGGGAGGCGGGTGACGTACTCGGCCAGGATGGCGTACCTATTGTCGAGGTCGATCCATCCGTCGCTCAGTAACGCTGTGACGACATGCTCGTTGCCGCCAGTGCGCGTGCGGACTCTATCGCCCACCGCGATCGGCGCCTCAACCTTACTGTCGTCGAGTTCTGCAATCCGCGCGACAAGATCATCACGGGCGTCGTAAGACTCCCCGATCTTCCTGTCCCGGTCCGACACCTCCTTTTCCAAGTCGGCCACGAGCTCGTTTGCGGTGATGAGCTGCTGCCGCAGCTCCGCAATCTCGCGCTCGTCATCGCGCAGGCGCCGGGCGGCTTCATGGCACGTGGTAAGCGCCTCTAGCGTCGCGCAGCCTCGGGATTTTGCGAGTAGCAAGTCCGCCAACTCCTGGCGCGATAGCTTCGTAAGGTCGGTCATCGTGGGCTCCGTAGGAGGCTTCGGGCTTCCGGTGAAAGGGGAGGTATGGCGCGCAGTGTGCGAAAACCTGGAGGCATCTCAAGGCCTCTGATGTTACCGCCGAACACCAGGGCGAGCTGGGCGTTGATTTCGTCTAGAGAGTTCATACTCACGACACTCTCATTTCCTACTACCAGAGTCAACTTATTTGTCGTAGCGGGATCGGGATACTCTCTCTGCGATCCAGTCGCCGACCTTCATTCCGTTGGGTAGTACGGCCTCGTGGTTCGGGATGGCGAAGAAGACAGCCGAGACCTGCGTCGTTTCGCTCGGTAGTACGGAATGCTTCGTGGCCGGCCCCGTGCCGAGGATCTCGGTTATCTCACCGAGATGACATTGCTCGTTCAGTTTACGTACGCTCGGAGGTATGTGGTCCCGACCGTCGTGCACGAACTTGTCTGGTTGATTGCGATACAACATGAGGGTGAACAGGTTGAAATCGGTGTGCTCGTGAGAACCTGCGCCGGGTGGGTACTCAAGTACCCGGAGTGCGCAGTGCTCGTAGGACGGAGCGTAGTAGTGATGCACCAGCCGACTGCCAACCCGGCACGCGAGATTGAAGGCTTGTTGGTAGAAGGACCTAAGCCGCACCCGCTCCAGTTCTCCGGGGTGTCGGTACTTAGGGGCAACGTGAGCGTAGCGCTTCTCCGTGTCCACCTTGCCGTCTCCGTTTGGTGACTCGACGATCGTGGGGCGGTACCCTGGGTACTGCGGCTGGAAGACTATGTTCCGAAGGGTGCTCATCTCGTCTTCGGTGAACATCACACCCTCGGCAGTAGGTATTTGAGAGCCATACGATCCGCTCGGGAGTAGAGCGCGAGAAACATTACGGGGTCAGGGACATCCGCCAGCCGGCGCTCCCCTTCGACGAAGAGAGCGATGCCGATCTCCCGCGAGCCTTCTCGGAAATGTTGCTCTGCCTGTTGGTAGAGCTGAGTGCAATCTAGAGCTAAGTTTTTCATGTCGTACTCCATCGACGGCGTTCAACCGTCACCTTGTTACCGATTCCGCAGACCAGCATAAAAGAAGCGAGCGCGTACACTGCGGCATGTACGGCCAGGACTTGAAAGTTGCGCTTCATGGCGACACGTCGAGCAAGGCTGTCGCCTCCCCCTCTGCCCCTCCTCGCCAAACGAGCTCGTGGGCGTGGGCCGCATCGAAGATGTCCGGCAGCCTCCCGAGCTTAGTGCAGTGCGTGAGGTAGTGCAGCGTCTCGTGCACTACCAGTCCGTCGTCCTCGTGGTAGCCCGGCGCGATGTGAATCACGTACGACCGTTCGCTGAGTAGGCCGCTCATCTTCGAGCGGGTGCAGCCCGCCGTGCGTTTTGCCTTCTCTTTGTAGAACGCAGGAAAACCACGCGAGCAGGCGTTCGCGTAGCTGTTCAGGCTGCTGTGGCGCACGACCTCGAGCGGGCTGCAGCTTCCCGTACCCGGCAGGCCCTGGTCTTCCCAGGCCTCCTCTGTGAGCGCAACAGTCCGCGCGTCGTGCTCGCTGAGCTCCGGGCGCGCACAGCCCACCAGTAACAGAACCAACCCCACCGCTTTGTTGAACGTCATCGCAACCTCCTGAAGCGAGACTACGATCGTAGTATCTCGTGAGTCAAATAAAAACGGCTGGGTACCGTGCAAGATACCCAGCCGTCAGGAGGAGAAGCAGTATGACGCAACCGAACACTGAGAGCTTACTACGATTCTACTGCTCGTCAAGCCCGCTCGCCCAAGAAAACAGCTGCTCGTGGGTTGCCCGCCTTTTTGGTTGCATTTCAGACAGAAGCCCCACGCCGTCCGGCACCGAAGGGAGGGACAGCCGACGTAGCGCCGGCAGGTCTTTGGTGAGGGGCTGAAGAGCTCGCGCGTAGTGGGGGCCCAGGACCTCAGCCAGCTCAGCCTGCGGGTACCAGAGCAGCGCCCCCTCGAGCAGCCCGCTCGGCGTCTCAATCAGGTCGTCCTCGATCCACTCGTCTATGCTCTCGGCGTGCCAGCTGGCAGGCGCCACGTCGCCCTCCACGAAAACGGTGCAGGGCTTGGTGCGCCTTGGCAGCCGGAGCCTGCCCTCGGCCTGTGTGAGCTCCCCAGCGGCGTACGCAACCCAGGCCTGGTCCGCAGCCTCGCCGGTCAGCCCCAGCTGGTAGAGCGTAGGCATGACCGCGAAGCGTGGGGTGCCCAGCAGGTAGATCACACTGCACTCCTTCGGGGCCCGCTCCTGCCAGTTATTTTTCCCCCGGAGCGCCCCGTAGTGCCCGAGCTCGACGTTCTCAGGTACACCGCGCTCGCGGATAGCGTCGATAACTGTCTTGAACGACACGAACAATACACGTTTGCAATCGTACCGGCTCGCCTCGCGAGCAGCGCGGGCCAGCGCTTCGTCTATCGCCGGCCAAGGAATGCCGGGGGCTTCGCCGGGCTCCCGGCCTCTGCGCTGCCGCAGGCCCGCTTCGTCGTCGTAGTAGCTCTCGGTGAGAGCCTTCGAGCCTCGCTGCCCCCGAACCACCATCTTCCTCGTGACCTTCGCGCCGTCTGTCACTGCGCATTCCCGGAGCTTGAAGCCGGGTAGGGCTGCCATCAGCGGCGTAGCGCTCAGTAGCACCCCGGCGCGCCTCACCAGCGCCTGGTGGCAGGCGTCCGGGAGCATCGCTGCTATGTCGCCCTGCTCCCAGAGCCCGATGCCGCCTACGGTGCCTCCCTGGGCCTTGTGCGCGCAGAGCCGGATCAGCGCATCTGCCGCCTTGAGCAGCGGGCGCTCAGCAGCGCGAGGTTCTGCGTCGTCTCGGAGGCGCAACCGGCCCCACTCGACAGCGAGCTCGACGGCATTGCCCACGGGCTCCTGGTTCGGTCCCCACTGGACCTTGCCGGGCTCGACGCCCACGCACCACGCCCGAGCGATCGTTGCCGCGAGGTGCGCGCAGCCGACTTCTGCGGACGTGAGCCGAGCGCCCTTGGCCAAGAGCTTGAGGTGCTCTCTGCTCAGGCTCACGCACTCGTACGTGCCGGGCATTTCGTCCACGATCAGCTGCAGGTCGTCGCCCTTGTCCTCGCCGAATAGCTGGCGGATTCCCGCATGCGAGACGAAGATCACGCTGGCTTCTGCCATGGCCTTGGCTCGCTGCGTAGCGGCTGCGAACGCGGGACAGTCTGGGCGCTGCGGGCAGCGAGGGCAGATGCTCCCGAGCAGACTCACGCCAAACTCAAACACGCGCTCCTTGAGCTCGTCTGCACGTTTGCAGATGGGGTCCTCGCCTACCTGAATCAACGGGCTGTGCACGTGCACGCTCCGAGCTCGAACGTCAGGCGGCAGCAGGTTGCGCGTCTCGTTCGCGACGACATGCTCCTGCGTGCTGTACACCAGTCGGTACCCCTGCCGAGCATACTCCGCGAGCACCTTAGCGCTGGCGAAGCTCTTGCCCGTGCCGGCTGGGTACTGGATGATCGTGGGCTCGCGCGCTGCGAGGCCTTCGCGGATGTCCACCACGAGCTTCGCTACGGCTGCGTCTACGCTCACGGCCTCAGCCGCTGGGGCCTGCACAGCCAGCTGCTCTTCCACCAGCAACCGAAGAGCTGTCGGCGGGGCGAACGCTCCGGTAGACGTAAGCCCCAGAGCGCCCAGCAACTCCTTGCGAGAGCATCCTGCATGGCAGCGCAGGTCTACACCGTTGCCGTTCGCTCGCACTGTGAACGAAGGCGAGCGCTGGTGCCCGCTCGGTGCGCATGCGGGGCACGCTGCGCGCTGCCAGCCCTCGTAGCCTTGCGCCTCCACACCGGTCTTCTTGCTCAGCAGGTCTACGATACGCGCCAGAGCTCCCACAGCTTGCTCGTCTGGTGCTTGGTAAGGGCGGAACTTTGCCTGGCTCGGGCGAGCTGTTGTGTCGCGCTGTAAGATGTCGTCCACGTAGAGCGGGTTGCCTTGGTAGACGTCGATCGTGCTGTGCGCACTGGGGATGAAATACCCTCTCGAAGGGGTAGAGCACGTGGGATCCCAGCCCCTCGGCGAGGCTGCGCGCGGGCGTCCGTTCGCGTCCTCGATCCACTTTCCGAGTACCTCTTTAGCGTAGTGAGCTGGGTCCGCGGGGACCTCGTGGCCGAAGAGCGCCGGGACTATCGCGGCGTGCTCCGCTGGGCTTACTTCTCGCGAGTAAGGCAGGACGATGCGGAAGCTGTCGAACGGGCCCGACTTTCCGGTGCCCTTGTGGACCTTGTCGACCTTGCCGTGAGACCAGCTCGTGTAGGCGATGTGCGCGTAGCCTGCGGCGCGAATCGAAGAGCTGATTCTGTCGAGCTCCCCCACGTCGGCATGGTCGCAATCGAGCACGGCAGCGCATACGCTGTTGAGCCCCGCGTTGCCTCGCTTCGTGCCCTCTTTGTAGATCGCTGCACCGAAGAGCTGTTGAGCGTGCTTGCTCGTAGCTGGATCGCTGCCGAACACCTCGAGGATGTCGGTCTCGGTCCACGGTACACAGAACGCGCGCTCTATGCGCGTGCCTTTGTGCCCGGTCCGCTCGAACAAAACTCCGACGAACTTCAGCAAGAGTGCAGCTTGGCACGGCTGCTCTCCAAGCGTCAAGAGTTACCACGATCTCAGTAAGAGCTTGACCGCTACTACGATCTATGAGAGCGTGGGAGTAACAAAGGAGAGCGACATGGAAGATGAACGCTTGAAGGTACCGGAGACCTACACCCGTGAAGAGCGAGAGGCTTGGGATCGATATCTGGCCGGGGTTCTGATACCGGCAGGCTCGGTCGCGAGCTCTGCCGCACTCGCAGACCTGATGCTCGAAGAGCGTCGGAAACGGTTCGGTGCGCGGTGATTACGATCTACGCCTTCTCCGCGTTCATTGCCGCTATGAGCTGGATCTCCCTGCTCGCGGGCGGGGCGGAGCCTAGGCTACTGTCGAAGCTCGCGCTCGGGCTGCTGTTCGGCGTGAGCGGTGTAGTAGGTTTGATTTACGAAGCGTGGAGGGCACTATGAGAGTAGACATGAAGCGCTGTTGGGCCCACGGCCCGCACACCGGAACGACTTGCCTGGCTTGCTCTGAGCAGCGGGCTGTGGCGAGCAGGGAAGCCCTTATGGCGCCCAAGCTCCCGCCTACTGTGACTGGCAGGTTCGTCGCGGAGCCCGCCCACAAGCGGCTGACGATGACTCCGACCGTGTACGTCGAGGCCGTTGCCGGCATCCCTGCCGCCCACCTTGACCGCTGGGCAGGCTACTGCAACGTGGCGCGGGCGCGAGGCGAGACGGACGCGCAACTACGGCAGCGACTGGCAGCCGACTACGCATCGAAGTATTGAGAATCATTCGGAGCTCCCCTCAAGATCACGCGGAGCTCCCTCGATCAAAAACTCGAAAACGTTTAGAGCTCCCTCGATCAAAAACTCGAAAACGCCCGGAGCTCCCTGTTTTGATCAGGCAGGCCCACATCCACCCACATCCACCCACATCCACCCACATCCACCCACATCCACCCACATCCACCCACATGTAGGTATTCTGCGCAGTAGCACCTACCTGTAGTTATACCGAGTAGAATGATTACACTTCCCTACTCAGCCCGACATGTAGTTATACCGCGCAGTAGCACCTACCTGTGGGTGGCCCGATTCTTGCAAGGGCGCTCTGTGCGCAAGCTAGGCGGCACGATCCTTGCAAAGGACGGTGTGCGCTGATGTCAGTGGCCCGATTCTTGCAAGGACAGCTGTAGGTCTATCTCTGCTTTCCAGTCCGGCCGCATACCCGTGCGATCCTTGCGCACACCTTCCTTCCAGACAGTCTTGCCGGACCGTAGACACACAAGAGACCATGCCTCGTAGGTTTCGCTCTCTCCGCGCACATCAGGGTACATGTATACGCGTTCGCTGCCTTCGGTGTGAATCTTATACACGGCTTGCCTCCCATTCGCGCACTAGCGCTTCACTGTACTCGCGTTCTACTCTAGACAGCACAGACCGGCGGCAACCGCGCGATGCGAGGTAGCGGAACATCTCGAGTAACTCTTGGCTCGTCATATTTATATTAGACGCGATCTTGAGCCTTCCGTCAATACCCTATTACTACGATCTGCAGGCCCCGACGAAAGCGACGCGAGGTAGTAAAAGAGTAGTGGCGCGCGGGTGCTGGGCATGAGAGGATATCTGAGTAGGACGCAATCGGCACTCGAAAGGACGGCATTCAATGAAGCTCTCGCATACGCTCTCACCTGACTCTAAACTAGAACGACATGTAGCCCAGTGGGTGCGCGATAGAGCGCGCAACGGTTACGATGGCAACGTTGCCGCGGTATTCAAGGATCTAATGCACGGTGGGTGTTCATCCGGCATTGTCGGACACTTAATCTACAACGTCGATTGCGAGCGCTTCTTTCGCACACACCGTAAGGAAATAGGCGCGATGCTAGGCAACCTCTTACGTGAGGCTTGCCTTGACTTGAGCGGACATAGCGTGTGGGATGAAACGGACCCTCTCGCACTAGAGACACCAAACCAAGTGTTTCTCGCACACCTTGGTTTTGAAGAAGCCGCGCGCGCCTTGGCAGACAGGGCCGGGATCGACGTATGACACAGTCAGAATGGGAGAAACTACCATGGGACACCTTGCGTTTCCCGCGCGCCGTACTTTCGCCTCAGAAAGCAGCGTACGTACTCCGCGCACATGGCCTGACCTGCAGACTACCTAAGCCGGGGTGGGTGATAAACCTCGGGCAAGGTCGCGCGTTAGAAAACGAAGGTGGCGCGTACCGCGCTTACAATGCGACACAAGAGGGGTGGATATGACGTCCCGGCGCATCGTGCTCCTAACGTGCGTCTCTGGACTTGTGTGTATCGCTGTCGCGTGTGGTCCGGTTGACGACGTACCTAAGCCGAACGGCGCACATGTAAACCAAACCCAGATAATGCTCGAGAAATGCAAGCGTGTAGGATCAGGTAAGCCCTGGGTCGAATGTTTCAACGCTAATTGGAGGGTAAGCGAATGACACACACCGAAACCTTCACACTCACAGTTGCTCAAATGTGCGCCGATATTGACGGATGGAACGATCGTGATCTCTTGGAAGGCATGGGGCAAGATGAGGCGCTCGCCATTCTCGCCGACGGGACTCTAGTGCGTGCTGTCGGGGGCCCAGCCTTCGGTAGTTTCAAACTTTCACCTCGACAGCACGAGCATGCGCACGCTCTAGCCCTGTCCAATGCCGCGGAGTCCCGCGGTATCCTAGTGGCGAACGACAATGCAGGCATGGGCCAGACATGCTGGCTTCTGTGGTTTGGCGCCTACGGTAGCACCAAGGTGCTCGCATGGGGCTCATTGGAAGATGCGTTAGAGGACGCCGCACGTGTCTTACATGAGGGGCACTTTTCCGACTTGTCAGAAGAGTACGAATATGCGCTTGCGGAACTAGTCAAGGGTGGTGCAGACCCTACGGATGAAAGTGTCATGCAGAAGGCGCAAGAAACCGCGGAAACCGACATGACCTACACTGAGAGAGGTTACCTCGCATCGGGGGAGTGGGGCTACTCGATCGAGAATCCCACGCTTGCCGATATTCTTGAGTTACCCGAAAAGTAATACTTGCCTTTCCGAGATCGCCTCTGTGAGGCCCATCAAGGCGCTACTACCCCGTGAGGCTAGGGTAGTTCGTACTTTCCGTTTACTGACGGCCAGCGAGTTTTGTATCACGAAAGCACTGTAAAACGAGCGCTCTCGATACCCTCGATACCGCTTGCAAAGTACGCGCCGGAATAAGGTCAAAATAGTAGTACCATCCGACTACGATTCATGCGATTCTAAATGAGTAGACGCAATCGGCACTCGAAAGGAACTCACAATGCCTACCGCAATCTTGAAGCCCGCACACGAAGTCGCCCTCCTGCTCACCATGCGCCGCGCGAAGTCTGAAAAAGGCGCTCAGGTCCAGGCCGCTGTCTTGTTCCGAGTCGAAGTTGGCATGTGGATCAATGAAGCCCTGAAGGGAGCCTGATCATGTATCCCTTCCCGAAAAACAACTCTGATTACCGTGTCTCTTTTCAGGCCAAGTTTGATGCATGCCGTATCAGTAGCGTTGCGTTCTGTCTAAACTCATACCTGACGCACGATGGAGCAGCGGCGCGCGCTTGGCTGAAAAACGCGGTAGATGCGGCCGGCTCAATCTACCACCCTGAGATCAGGGCACGTGCGTTCGCTCTAGTGTTTGCTGCAAAAGAGGTTGTCAATGGATAAGCGTCAAGAAAACATCACCTTGATTGGGACGTGGGGAATGGACGCTGACGGCTACTGTCGGCCTGGCCTTGATCTCGTTCCGCAACGCGTGCCGCAACCCTCGGATCGATGAAGAGTACAATCAACCTACGCCCGAACATGCCCTTGCGTGGGCCGCCAGAGAGCAGCAAGCCAGCGCTTGGTGGGCTAGTATCGGCGACACCTTTCACTCACAGATCTGTGACGATGCGGCGCATGCGTTCCGCCAACTGGCAACGAAACTGCACGATCTAGGTTGACGTTACTCTCTGGCTACTGTACTCTTTTCTTACGCTCTCAACTGCACTCACGAAAGGCACTCCCAAATGTCCACGTATATCGTCGCCAACGTTTCCAAGATGTTCGCTGAAACCGATCCACGTCAAGTGTCAGGATCGCAAGCTGAGTTAGGTTCGCTAGCCGGCAAGATCGCTTGGGCGAACGCTATGGAGATTTCGGAGGATCAGCCACCCGCTTGGCTTGTCTCCGATGCGCCTGAAGCGCTTGCGGGCATCCGAGAATGGGCGGGCGAGTTCGGCGCATGGGACGATGAAGAGATCGCCGCATGGTCCGCCCAGGAATGTTTCGCTCTATTCGCTCAGCAGATCGCTCACGAAATGCGCATGCTCGGATCTGACGATTGCGAGGATATCGCGGATCTTGCGGAAGTTTATGATTCGACCGATTGGGATAGTGAGTCTGAGTATCCTACCGGATCCTACTATCTCGAGAACGCCGATCTCACTGTCCAGTTTTATACCGGCTGCCTAGACTAGGCACGGGTCTTTCTGGGCAAGGCCCATGCCAGCTTTGTCAGCAAAACCCATGCCAACCTGCCAAGGGCGCAAGCATGAGTGCATGCACATAGAGACATGCTTGGCACACCGCTTGCCTAGTTTACAACCGCTTTACACGACCCGCTTGCTCTACGTTGTCGCACACTTGGCGCACAAACCTCACCTAACTCGGAGCCTTCTTTACAACCGCTTTACAGCCCTCTTCTCAGCAAAACCCATGCCAACTTGTCAACCCAGAAAGCATGTGTGCATGTAGTGTAGTGCAACGTATGGTCATGACCATATGACACCAATGTCATGCAAGCCCACCTGCACCACGACAACGGAGTCATAGCCCACGACAACGGAGTCATAGCCCACACAGGTCAGAGCTGGCACAGACTGGCACACCTTGCCTACCTTGCACACCTCTGCTACACAGCGCACCTTGCCTACACCACGACACAGATGTCATAGCCCACGACAACGGAGTCATAGCCCACAGGTCAGAGCTCTCGCCTACTTGCGCACATGTAAACCGAGACCCACACCGGGGTACCTTGTGTGCAAGGCTCGCTGGGTTGGGCTGCCCCTCGGCCCGCTGGGAAATATTTTTTGAAAAACGAAGGCCTCGGCTCATATTTTTTGAAAAACGGGGCCTCGAGCGGCGATTCCAGATTCCGAAAGCCGGAACGTAGCAAACTCGATACCCTAGCCAGCGGGCTGAGCTGAAGTTCGTAGTCTCGCTGGGAGGCGCTAGAAGGCCCTGACCGAGGCCAAGACGTCCGCACCTAGCGACCCCCTACGGGGAATCGATTCTAGACCCCGCCACGGAGCGGGAATCACCATCCTCGCCCTCCCTTGGCGGTGAGGCATGCGGTAGTAGCGCCGTAGTCGCCTTCGGCTTATCCCTACACAACGTGGTGCCAGCGGAGGAGGTCGAAAACATCAGGTACTGAAGGAAGAGGGCTGGCTGAATGCAGCGCTGGCTCAGCGATAGTCTTCAGCAACCGCCTTCGGCATCTGGTGTGGTGCTCCGTCTATAAGAGAAAGGGCGAAGCCGATACACTAATCACGCGCGCATGCGCTTGCTCTCCGCCCTCCTTTTTCACCGGAGCTGCAAGCTTGCTTAGCAGGCCAGTAGTACGCCGCGCGCATGAATATATGCGCTCCGTCCTCCCATATTCATGCGCAGGTACGCCTGGTCTCCGTTGTCCCTCATCACCGGAGCTGCAAGCTTGCTTAGCAGGCCAGTAGTACGCCGCGACGCGTGATATATGGTTGACTACGAACGTAGTACCGGGTAGTGTTGCTCAAAAGGAGACTAAATGACCGAAACAACAGGCAAGCCCGCGAAAACTCTCACAATGTCCGACATTGCCCGACTTTTGAACAGGGAGGCCACCTACATCAAGCAGTGGCTACTTGATGCGCAGCTCGTCCGCTACAGGACAGACGGCAAAACCCAACTGAATGCCTACGAACTTACGGATCTAGGAAAAGAAGCAGGCGCCTTTGTCGTAAAAGGGGTGAAGCACTATACCTACCAACACTATGAAATGATTGTGTTTCCCGAGAGCATTCTCCTGCGCATCGAACCCACGCATGTACCCGTAAAGAAACCCACCCGAAAGGACGTTGCCGGTAGGGTCGAGCTGCTCGAGGCGCAGGTCAAGAAGCTGGCAACGGAGCTCGCGGACGCCAACGACAGGATCAACCATCTGTTCATGCGGATAAACGAAAAGAAGGTGGGCTAAATGTTTGTAAGCGTTACCAGAATCAGCAACCGAGTCGGCATGACGCGCGATGCGGTGAACCCGGCGCTCGAGTCCATCGGGCTCCAAACGAGGCTCGTCGAAGGCAAGCGGACCAAGTGGATTCCGACCGAAGAAGGAGCAAAGCACAGCAAGATCGTCATCGGTACTGACAAGAAGGGGGAGTACCAGATGGTCGTATGGGACGAGGCTGCGGTAGTTGCGAAGCTTGCCAGCTTTGCCCCTCCTACTCGCGATGAGTTCAATAGCAAAATCGCAGAGTTAGAAGAGAAGGTGAACAAGCTGATAGCCGAAAGGTAGCAACGATACTTGCGGGTAGTGCCCTTTTCGCTTGAAGCCGACTATCTATTCCCGTAATACTCTCTCTACGCAACGAACACAGGAGAGAGTGATGAGAAAAGTACGACTTCAAGCGGTAGTGTCGACCCAGGTAGCGAACAGGCTCAAGGAAGAGGCGGATAAGAGGGGATCATCAGTCTCTGCAGTCCTCGGATTGGCTGCAGAGGCTTTCCTCGCGCCGAAGAAAGCCCCTCCGATTCCGCAACGTTACGCCACGGAAAGGGAGGTTTTGGAGCTCAAAGAGAAGCTGAACAGGCTACTGCAGGCAACTCCGAGCCTCGCACTAGAAGAAAGCCAGCCTACAAACCCGAGAGTCAGCAGCGGCATTTATTCGCGTACGGGAAATACTCGAACGGGCTGAGGAGCGCCCCTAGGGGCGAGTCAGTTACGTTCCAGGAAGTAGGCTACACTATTGCATGGCCGCACCTCCCCTCCCGGACAGAGCGAAAAAGACACGAAGCTTCAAGACTACGATCGAGCCTTGGATGACCCCGGTAGTCGTCAAAGCGATCGAAGCAGGCATGCCCTTGCACCTCGTAGGCGGCCTCGTAGGAGTTACTCGACGTACGCTGACCTCGTGGCGAGACCTGGGCTCTACAGAGGGCTGCCCGGAGCCGCTACTCGTAGAGTTCGCCCTTGCCGTGGAGGAGGCCCGAGCGAAGGCGTCCATGGCCGGCGTCCAGCTGATGCAGCAACATGCCGCTGTGGACTGGCGAGCGGCCAAGACGCTGCTCGAGGCGCAGGACCCAGAAACATGGGGCACGAAGACGAACATGAAGATCGAGGCGACGGTCGCCCCCGGCCCGGCCCGAGACCTCAGCAAGCTGACCGACTCCGAGCTCCAGCAGCTCGCGATGCTCGAGACGAAGCTTCTGCCGAGTGGCTAAGCCTCTCGCAAGGCTGCGTCACACGCAGGCCACGAAGGTCAAGATCTCGGATGCCAAGAAAGGCAGGCCGCGCTCCGCCGAGACCAAGGCGAAGATCAGCGCGGCGCGGACCGGGCAGAAGCACTCACCGGAGACGATCGCCAAGATCACGGCGAAGCGTCGAGCCTTGGCAGCGATGACCGACGAAGAGAAAGCGGAGCTCGCGATACAGAAGCTACGAGCGGAGCAGGCGAAAGTTACCGACGCTCGGGTCAATCGCTGGAAACTCGATCTCATGGCCTGCTCCCGTATCGGGAACGCCCAGCTGTACCTCGACGTCAAGCAAAGCGGCGGCTGGCGCTCGAAGCGCGTCATGCGCAAGGCGGACCCGAGAGTATCCGAGGGATGGTGTCACAAACAAGGTAAGGTCTTGTGGCCTACCCAAGAGAAGGCAGTAGAAGATGGCATCGCCTGAAGTTGATGTTGAGATGGTCAAGCGGTACGGCTTTTCGGCGTTCGTCAAGCTGGCGTGGCACGTCATAGAGGAAGAAGAGCTCGTATACGAAAATCACATGGGTGTAGTTTGTGACCACCTGCAAGCAGTCTCCAGAGGGGAAATCAAAAAGCTCGTCGTAAATGTTCCGCCAGGCACCTCAAAATCACGACTGTGCTCCGTCCTTTTCAATGCATGGGACTGGATCGAGAACCCTTGGAGAAAGTTTCTCTATACCTCTTTCGACGAGAAGCTCTCCCACGAGTTCGCTAAGATCACCATGGACCTTATCTCTAGCGAGTGGTTCCAGGCGCGGTGGCCCCACGTTCAGATCAAAGGAGACCGCCCTGCGGCAGGGTGGTTCCACACCATCGGTGGAGGGCAGAGGGTCAGTACGATGTTCGGAGGCGGCGCTACTGGCCGTCACGCGCACTTTCTATTCGTAGACGACCCGCATAAACCCCGCGATCTCGACGCAGGAGGAGAGTCGGCCAAGGCGGTTCTCGACGCAGCATGGAAAGTATGGACGGGTACATTCCTACGCCGCGTCGCGAACGCAAAAACGTTCGCCTACGTCTGCATCATGCAGCGCCTTCACGAGGAAGACCTTGCGGGTAAGATCCTACGCAACCCGGACGTGGTGCACGTCTCGCTTCCGATGAAGTTCGAGCCGGACCACGCCTGCGTAACCAAGTGGGGCAGGGACTGGCGCACCGAAAAGGACGAGCTCCTCTGCCCGCTCCGCTTCCCAGCCGAGTACGTTCACGACGTCGAGCACAGCGCCGAGGGCATGACGCCCATGGGCTTCGCGGCCCAGATGCAACAAAGACCGACTCCCGCCGGCGGCGCTCTGTTCAAGACAGAGTACTTCGCTCAGCGCTGGACCAACCTACCGATCGGCGGGCGGTACCTGATGTCGGTCGACGCCTCGCTCAAGGACCTGAAGGACTCCGACTACTGCGTGATTCAAGTTTGGTACTATCTTCGTAACGAGTACTACCTAGTAGACCAGGTCCGCAAGCGCATGGCGTTCTCGGCCACAGTCGACGAGGTCAAGCGCATGAAAGAGACCTGGCCCAAGATCGGCCAGGTGCTGATCGAGGACAAGGCCAACGGCACAGCCATCGTCGACGTCCTGAAGCAGAACATGGCTGGTGTGCTGGCTGTCAATCCAGAGGGCGGCAAGTACAGCCGAGCGTCGGCCGTCGAGCCGTTCATGCGCGCCATGAACTGCTGGTTCCCGACCCACGCGTCCTGGATGAACCAGCTGATCGAGGAGCACACGACGTTCCCAGTGGGCTCGCACGACGACACCGTGGACGCCCTGTCGCAGGCGCTGTTGTTCATGAGCGGCAAGAAGAAGGGCCAGCGCCTGAAGAAGGCCATGGCCGCGGTACGAGCGGGGGCGATGGCAGCTCGGCCAAGCAGGACAGCCCCGAGTCAGTTCTCTTTTTCTTGACGCCCTGGAGGACAGCGGGTAGGGTTGCTGGGCGCTCAGCACTCAGCACTCAGCAGGGCTTGTCAGATGCACTCGGGGCACTCCGCACTCCGCCCAGAAGGCGGGGCACTCTGCATTCTGCTCTCAACGCACTCAGCACTCCGGGGATACGCACTCTTGACGTATCAACCTTGGAACTCGGTTGTGTCGCATGGTAGTATGCGGCATGGCCGAGTCTCCTACTTTCGCGAACAAGATCTCAACTCTCAAAGGGCTCGGTAAGTCCCGCACGGCTCAAGCAGTCATCGACGCGTTCGCGAACCAGCTCACCGGAGCAGGCACGTCTCGGTCGAAGGTCGCAGCCGGCGAGTACGTCAACGCCCCCCTGTTGACGCCCGAGGAGCTCGAGGTCCTGTTCGCGGACCACGACCTGGCCTCGATCATCGTCCAGCGCCCAGTCGACGACGCCCTGCGCGACGGCTTCTGCATCGAGAAGGAGGGAGGCACAGCCGACGAGGACAAGGACAAGGCGAAGGCCCTGAAGGACGCCTTCGATAAGCTCGACGCGGACCCTACGGTCGGCAGCCTCATTCACCGAGGCGGGGTCATGGGGCGCCTGTTCGGCGGGGGAGGGCTCATCATAGGGGCGGCAGGCGCCGGCTCGCTCGAGAGCCCTCTGGACGACGAGAAGGTCAAGAAGCTCGAGTTCCTGCACGACTGGGATCGGCAGGACATGGTGGAGAACACCTACCACCTGGACGGGACGGTAGAGACCTACCTCTGGACCCGCCCAGCGCGGGGCAACAGAAGCTGGCTGCCGGTCAAGGTGCACGCCTCTCGGCTCATTCAGTTCCCCGGCGCGACCACCACGAACCGCAAGCGCAACCAGAACCAGGGGTGGGACTTGTCGGTCCTGCAGCGCGTTTATGCGACCCTGAAGAGCTTCGACAGCATGTTCTCGAGCACGGACGCCATGTTCGCGGATGCGAGCCAGGCCGTCTTCAAGCTCCAGGGCCTGATCGATGCGCTCGGCGAGTCAGACGGCTCCGGCGAGAACGACGTCCGCACCCGCCTGCAGCTCATGGACATGATGCGCTCTTCGGGCAAGGCGATCATGCTCGACGCAGGCGACGAGAACGGAGACGGCGCTGAAGACTTCTCCACCGTCGACAGAGCGACGCTAGGCAGCCTCGACGGCACGATGCAGCAGTACTACATCCGCCTGGCCGCCGCCGCAGGTATGCCGCTGACGGTACTCCTCGGCATGAGCCCGGCGGGCATGGACGCCACGGGCGAGTCGGACATGATTCTGTACTACAACCGAGTAGACATCTACCGGAAGAAGGTACTCGAACCTCGCATTCTGCGCATCGTTCGCATGCTGGCGCGCGAGCTCGGAGACGAAGACCCCAGCGAGTGGAAGATCTCATGGCCTGAGTTGGCTAGACCCAAACCCCTCGATGTAGCCACAGAGGCCAAGATGAAGGTCGACGCCTGCGTGGCGCTGGTCACCGCCCAGATTGCGCTCCCGGAGGAGGTCGCGCTGTCTATGAGCAAGATCGCGCCCACTCTGGGGTTGACCTTGGACAAGGAGTCTCGCCTCACGGCACTGAAGGACGGCCTCAAGGAGATCGCGAACCGGGAGATGACTGGACCGGGGGCGCTGCCGGAAGAGGAGCCGGAGGGAGTAAGCCCTCCTACGAAGTCCTCAGAGCGAAAGACGCCGTCGAAGGCGGCTCGCAAACAGGTGTAGGGCTACTACTTTCTCCACCCGTTCGGGTCTTCTCTGTAGGAAGGGCCCTTCAGCTGCTGAGAGCCCTCGTGAGAGTAAACAATGACGTGTCCCTCCCCGCGTTTCGGGCGCTCCTTGAGCACATTCCAAGGGCGGCGTGTGTGGCAGCGCAAGCACGGACCAGGGGCAGCCTCGAGGGCACGTAGCCAAATCTTCACCGAAAGGCATCGCGGGCACGCAAGGATTGTCTCTTCTGCCGGGTTACTCATCTCTACCTCCACTGCGGAGGGTACTCCTTATCCTGCTACGATGTAAAGTATGATCATCAGAGTAGCTCCGCACTACCCAGTCCTCACGTGGAGCGTCGGGACCCACGGCTTCCAGTTCATGCACCTACTGAAGCCACGCCTGCCCGAGCTGGTAGTAGCTCTTGAGCGCTTTGTGATTGACAGGGGCCCCAGCAAAAGAGCATTCTGTTGCTAGAGGGGAACATGAAGCAAACCGAAAAGACTGTGTACGTAGTAGTTGCGGGCGGAAAGTACGTGAGGATCCACGTAGGACACGGAGACAAGCTGCCGGAGCGATACGAGATCTTGCGCCCCGAAGACATCGAGTACGACGCTCGTCAGATTGCAACGACAGCTCGACCAAAGGTGAAGGTCAACAGAATCGCTGTTCTTGAGGTCCTCAAGGGAGGGCTGCACGCCAAGAAGAGCAAGCCCACCGCCCACAGCGTCGCGTAGTGGCCCGCCGCACCCTCGCTGAAGCCTTCGCGGAGACGCGAGCCGCTCGCGCCCAGCGCGGAGACAGCGGGCGCCGAGTTGCGCGAGCCAAGCGGGAGGCCATGGCGCCGCGCCCGCCAGCGGCAGCCGTCACGGCCTACACGAGCGTCATGGAGACGTACGCCGAACGCGTAGAACGGCTCGTGGAGCGCAAGGTTCTGTCACGTCTGCCTATCCTGGGCTCCGGTGACACGCTGGACCTCGAGGGCGGGCTCCTCGAGCTGGAGGCAGAGCTCGACTCCCTGGCGGGGAAGGTCGGCCGCTCTGCGCTCGCTGCCGGCAAGCGGGTGTCGACGCACGGCCGCTCCGAAGTCGGCCGCATGATGAAAGTCAAGATGCCGCTGCCAGACCTCCGGACGAAGGCAGCCATAGACGCCTTCGCCGAGCGGAACATCGAGCTCGTACGCAAGGCAGGGCGGGCCCAGGTAGCGCGCATCCGCAAGGCGATAGCGGAGCACGAAGAGGGCGACTCGCTGCGCAGAGACATCACGGACGCGCTCTGGGTCAGCCGCAACCGGGGTAAGATGATCGCCCGCGACCAGGCTTACAAGTTCCACGCCCAGACGATCGAGGAGTGGTCGCGGGCTGCGGGCTCGGAAGAATATCTGTGGGCGGCGCACAAGGACGAGCGGACGCGCCCCGGCCACGCTCGGCTGGACGGCACGAGGCACCGGTATGACAACCCGCCCAACACGGGGCGGCTCGAAGGCTTCAACCGTCCAGGTCAGGCCGCGAACTGCCGGTGCCGCATGGTCCCTGTCGAGGCACTCTACTAGGGTGCTACCCTTGTAGTATGAAGTGCACTATCGATCGCGCTGGCGTCCTGAGCAACTCGCGCCGCACGGCTACCGGGGGCTACCTAGTCGACGCCACGCTGGCCAAGGTTGGGGTGATGCTCTACGCCGACGAGAGCGGCAAGCCGGTCCGGCACTACAACCCGCCCGAGGTCCTGCAGTCTGCGCTCGACGGCTTGGCCACGGCACCTGTTACGAATCGTCACCCGGCGCAGTTCGTGAGCCCCGAAACGTATCAGAAGGTGGCCGCAGGGCACGTGGTGGGCACGGCCGCGTTCGAGGACGGGCACGTCAAGGCGACGCTGGCGATCAACGATGCCGCGCTCATCCGCGACATCGAGCTCGGGGTCTGCCGCGAAGTCAGCATGGGCTACATGGTCGACACGGCACCGGCAGAGGTAGCCGACGAGTACGACGTAGTCCGCACCAAGATCGAGTGGAATCACGTCGCGATAGTACCGAGCGGCCGAGCCGGCAAGTCCGTCCGACTGCTGCTAGATTCAAACGAGATACCCAACCAAGACGAGGTAAAAGTGGCACTGAAGATCAATGGCGCCGAAGTGGCGGATGACAAGGCACAGGCGGCGATTGACTCTCTCGAGGGCCAGCTCGTGGCGGTCTCGAAGGAACGCGATGCGCTGAAGGCAGCGAAGGACGCGGCGGACGCAGCGCTGGCGAAAGCCACGAGCGACGAGGCGATCGACGCTGCTGTGGCGGAGAGACTTGACCGCGAGGCCAAGGCCAAGGCGCGGCAGGATAAGCTGGACCGCGTCAAGGCGGGCTACCCCGACGTGGCAGTCGACGGCAAGTCCGACGACTACATTGACGCTCTGGACGTCGCGCTCGCGAAGCTGAAGGCCGCGGACCCCGACGGCCTCAAGCAGATCAAGAACGACAGCCCAGGCGGCAAGAACGAGCAGACGGACGCTGCGCCGGTACTCAGCGCGCGAGAGCAGATGCTGGCCCGCCAGCGTAAGCCGCTCCTCCAGGCGTAGTATCGGCCGTGCTACGCTAGTGTCAAGCGCCACTATCGGCGCGAGTTGGCGCCCCGGCTGCGAGAGCAGTGTTACGGCTACGGGCCAAAGAAGGACACTACCCAGATGGCACTACAGAGTTCATATTCCCAGGCCCCTTCTTTGGCGCTGCTCGGTCAACTGACCGACGCATTCTCGCCGCAGGGCTGCTCGGCCAAGGTCGCGCGCGGCATGGTCAAGGCTGGCTACGGCGTGTTCAAGGTGAACACGGTTGGCGGCTCGGGCGGCGGCGCCTCGGGCACCAGCATGCTGGCTCCTGGCTCCGTGCTGCAGACTCCGAGCCCCGCGCTCACGGTCGACGTGGACGCCATCGGCAGCGTCGCCTCGAGCGGCAGCATTCAGACCCTGACGACTTTCAACGGTGTCGTGGGCCTCACCGAGATGCAGCCCGCTCGTCAGGTGACTTTCACCTGCGACGCGTCTACGGACTGGGATGCCACCAACGTCACGCTGACCGGCGTGAATCACCTCGGTCAGACCGTGAGCGAGACTCTCGCCATCGCAACGTCGACCACGGCCACCAGCGTGAACCGCTACCGCTCGGTGACGAGCGTCGTGATTCCCGTGCAGACCGGCGCAGGCGGCACCGGGACGATCGGTATCTCTGCCGTGACCGCGCTCACGATCGCTGACTTCCGCGGCGTCGCGGTCCGTCAGGAGACCAAGACCACCAACTCCACCGCTGGCCTCTACGGCTACCCCGGCCTGACGGCTGCGCAACTCGCGGTGACCGCGGACTACGTGGACGGCGAGTCGGTGCCCTGCTTGTACTCGGGCGGTATCTGGTGCTTCACCGAAGAGGCTGTGTCGGATGGTGACCCCGTGTACGTCCGTATCGCTGCCGGCGCTGGCGGCTCCGCTCTCGGCGCGTTCCGAAACGACGCCGACACCGCGAGCTGCGTGCTCGTAGTAGGCGCCCGCTTCACGGCGGACTGCGCGGCTGGCCTCGGGCGCCTACGTCTGACATACTAACGCTGGGCGTAGCCCACGAGGTCGTCGTTACGAGGGCCGAGCAAAGAGGCCTCCCTGGGAAACCTGGAGGCCTCTTGCTTTGGTGCCTCGGCGACATGTATCAAACGTGCATGCTACTCTCAAGGTAGTAAAGCCGCGGCGTAGTCGCCGGGCGACGAAAGGGTCCCGGCAGCATATGAAAATAGTATTCGACGCAGAAGTCCTCGCGGCAGTCCCCGATCTGGCGAGCGTCTCAGACGAAGTCAAGCGCGCGGCGCTAGCTCACGGCGTCAAGGACGCGAGCGAGACTCTCGTCTTTGCCCGCCAGCTGGAACACATCAAGAACCGTCTTTACAAGAAGGTGTACGCAGAGCTCAAGGGCCGGCAGTTCGTGCCCATGTCGAACGAGGCAGGCCCGAACAAGGAGTTCGTGACCTACCGCGTGTGGACCGGTGTGACGATGGCCAAGCTCGTCACCAACTACTCCACGGACTTCGAGACCGTGACCGCGATGGCCGAAGAGCAGTTCCTGAAGTTCCATGACTTCGGTAACGCCTACGAGTTCAGCATGCGCGACCTGCAGCTGGCTGCGGCGGCTGGCGTGCAGCTGCAGAGCATGAAGGCCGAGCTCGCTCGAGACGGCCACGAGCTCGCCATCGACGAAGCGATCGCCATCGGCGTGCCGCAGGTGAAGACCTACGGTCTCACCAACCACCCGAACATCCCGCTCCTGTCGCTGACCACGGGCAACTGGCCCGCGTCGACCGGCATTCAGATCCTCGCTGATATGGAGTCGATCATCACGCAAATGGAGAACACGACCCTCGAGATTCACCGTCCGAACGTGATTCTCATGTCGACGCTCGCTCGTCGACTGATCGCGACCAAGCCGTACGACAGCGCCTCGGGCGCCCTTACGGTCCTCCAGGTCTTCCAGGCGCGCAACCCCGGCGTCCGTGTGGAGTCCTGGACCAAGCTGGCCACCTCGGCAGCGAGCGGCACCACGGGCCGCATCATCGCCTACAAGTACGACCCCACGATTCTCGAGTTCGAGGTAGGCGAGGAGTTCCATGCCTACCCCGCGTTCCAGAAGGGCATGAGCCTCGTTACTCCCTGCATGAGTCGCTTCGCTGGTGTGGTCATCCACCAACCGTTGGCTATTTCACACTTTGACAATCAACTCATTTGACAGTACCTTGCTACCATGCGAATGGTAGCTGTCTGTCAGGGAACCGAAAAACACAAAGGCTGCGGCGAAGTGAAAACACTCAACGCCCGCAGCCTTTGTGGTGCTTGTTACGCAAAGCACCAAGCCAAAGGCTGGCTGGAACCCTCCCGGCAGAGGGTGCGCAAAGAAGGGCAAAAACAATGCAGCCAGTGCCCTTCCCCTGTCTACGGACGCGGTTTGTGTAGAGCTTGCTACAAGAAAGAGTACGTCGCGCCCACGAAGCCGTGCAAGGCTTGCGGGGAGAGTAAACCCACTCAAGGGCACGGCATGTGCCAGCGCTGCTACATGCAGAGCAACTCTCCCCAGTACAACAAGAACCGTAGGACAGCGTTCGGTTCGCTCTGCGACGAGGACAAGGAAAAACTGAGGGCGCACCAGCGCCGCTATCGACGAACCCGTCTGTACGGGCTGAGCCCTCAGGACCAGCGAGCAATGCTTGAAGGGCAGAACAACACCTGCGCGATCTGCCCTCACGAGTTCAGCGACGGGTCTTATCACGTCGACCACTGCCACAAAACAGGCAAGGTGCGCGGGCTACTGTGCCAGAAGTGCAACCGAGGCCTCGGTCACTTCAACGACGAGACGCTCAGGCTGGAGCGAGCCAAGGCGTATCTCGAAGCGCACAACCAGCTCATCTAAGACCTGCCGGTATCTTCCTTCAGGCAATACTACACCCTGTCGATTTCGGTCGACAGGGTGTAGTAGTTTCTGGCACCATCGTGAGTATGAGCAACCACGCAGTACTGACGTCTTCGCAGGACATGGGCTGGCAGACACCGGAGTCGTACCTCGAGCTGGTGCGCAAGGTCGGCCCGATACTCTTCGACCCGTGCACGGTGTCATCGAACCCAACGAAGGCGGCGTACTACGTTCCGCACGACAAAGGAGCCAACGCCCTCGCGTTCCTGGTCTCTTGGGCGAAGCACGTGCAGTCCTTCCGCCTTCAAGGCCACCAGGGCCTGACGTTCGTAAACCCGCCATACGGCGACGCGCTGCCTGGCTGGACGGAGAAAGTTCTGGAAGAGACCGCTCAAGGCCTCGAGGTTGTATTCCTGGTCCCGGCTCGCCCCGACACTCGCTGGCACAACCGAGCGCTTCACGAAGCAGATTGTACGCTCTTCCACGGCAAGCGTATTCAGTTCCTGGACGCCGCGACAGGCAAGCCGCGTATGACCCAGTGCAAGAAGACGGGCAAGTGGACGAAGAACTCTGCGGCCTTCCCGAGTAGCACTTTCTACTTCGGCCCCAACGTGGACAAGTTTCGCGCAGCTTTCGCCGGCCAAGGCACTTTCGTGAAGGTCCTCGGCTGATTTCTCTGGCGTAGTATCGTAGTCGAATCATACTCACCGTATGAGTATCGGAAACGTCCTGCGTATCGAGAACAACACGGCCCGCAAGCTCGGGCTGCCTCCCACCCAAACCTTCCCGGCTGGCGTCGCCCTGATCCCCGGACTCAACACGGTCCCGGCCGGCTACATGGCCGAGCTCGACGCCGTCGAAGTCGAGTGCGAAATCCAAGGCAAGAAAGGCACGCGCCGCCCCGGCCGCGAGGCCGTTGAGCTGCTGCTGCGGCCGACTACGATCGTGACGCCGAACAGCAAGACCTTCGGTCCCCAGATTACGATCTTCAGCGACGACCAAGCAGGCCGCGCGGACGGCCCTCCGATGCCTCCCGACTTGCTTGACCTGAAGGTCGCGGCAGCCGTCAAGTTCGTGCAGGTCACGAACGACGCAGAGGCGCTGAAGCGCTGGCAGAAGGCAGACAAGCGTCCCGAGGTGCTCACCGCCATCTCCGCGAAGCTCGGGGGCTAGTCGTGAGCAAGACTCCCGAGTTCGATGACTGCTGGGTGTGCGAGGGCTGCGGCCGAGCGACCGAGGGAGTCAACCCGCCTGACAAGTGCAGCATGTGCGACCACGAGTACTTCGAGAACATTTCTGACATGCTCCAGCAGTCGAAGTCGGCCACCCAACACTAGGTGCTATCCTGAGGGATGGCCGACATAGTCAGCAACGCGACCTTCCTCGAAGCGCACCCGGAGTTCTCCGGCGCCACGGAAGCGCTGGTGACCAACGCGATAGCACGCGCCGCGCGCAGGACGAACGCGACGGTCTACCAGAGCGCAGAGCTCGCTGCCGACGCGGTCATTCTCCGCGCTGCCGTTATACTTGTGCTCAGCCCTTACGGGCGGAAGATGCGCAGCGAGAGCCCGGAGCAGGTGCTGGCCTGGGAGTATCAGCTCCGGCAGCTGCAGCGCCAGGCTACCACTGGGCTGCGTGTGTTCGTCTCCCTTCTGGGGTTGCTAACGGTGAGTAAGTTGCTACTATTCGTAGTGTGCGCAGCTGCCTAACTCCCGATTGCCCAAGAGACGCAGAGCGTAAAGGGCGCTGCAGACCGTGCAGCAATGCACGTCGTAGAGCGCTCTACGTTCCGGGCAGTACAAGCACACAGCGTAAAGAGTACAGAAGCAGGAACCTCGAGCGCATACGCGCCTACGATCGTGCTCGAGGTAGCCACTCAACACCAGAGAAAGCCAGGATGTACTCAAAAGTGAGTAGGCTGAAGCCGAAAAACCTGGAGGCCGAGACGCAGAGGCAGCGGAGACGAAGAGCGGGGTTCTACGACGGCTTGGCGGATGCTTGTCGGGAGCTACAGAAGGGCGTGTGCGCCATGCCGGGGTGCGGGCAGATCCTGACGAAAACAGGAAACCGCGGCAAGCACGGAGAGTGCGCGGATCACGATCACGATACGGGGAAAGCGCGCGGCTTGCTCTGCAAGCGGTGCAACGTGCAGCTCGGAGCGTGGGAGATCCTAGAGAAAAACAACGCAGCGCGGGAGTACATACGAAACACTCCGGTGATGCAGGTGGAAGCCCAGATGCAGCACAAGGCCAGCTAGTGGCGAAGACGTCCGTCACAATCAAAGATCGGGACCTGGGCTTCAAAAAGCTCGCAGCCACGCTCGGCGAGATGGGCTCGATCACGCTCGGCGTGCAGGGCAAGGAGGCGCTCGAGAAGCACCCCGAGTCGGAGCTCACGGTCGGGGAGATAGCCGCCATCCACGAGCTCGGCCTCGGCGTGCCGAAGCGCTCATGGCTGCTGTCCTGGATGGACGCCAACAGCGCGCGCATGCTGCGCGAGGCGCAGACCTCGCTGGCGCTGGTCATGAAAGGCGTGATCTCGCGCAACAAGGCCATGGCCGCGCTCGGCTTCGAGTGGACCAAGGAGATTCGAGAGGTCGTGTCCAGCGGCGGAGTAACGCCTGGGCTGCCTCAGCCCCGCCCAGACGGGACTACAGCTCCACTGTACGATACACATACACTCCACAACTCAATCACCTACAAGGTCTTCTTGCCGGCCTTCAAGTCCATCCACGATCCGGCCCAGCGCGCAGCCGCACGCGGCGGCAAGTAGTGGACGGCCCCGAGCTAAAAGGGCTACCGCAGCCCCCGGACAAGCCCAAGCGACACGGACCCAAGCTGCCGCGTAGTCGCGGGCGCAGCGCAGTAGGGAAACTGAGTAAGCGCAGCGGCTTCCGTGCTTTTGGCAAGAGGAGGAAGAGCGGGCTCCTCAAGTTCATAGTGAAGCTGATCAAGAAGGCTGCGCGCACCAAGCGCTCCAGCGACTTCAGGAACAGGGGCTTCACAAACAGCGGGCGCGGCGGACGCACAGGGTTCGCGGGCATGCGGTAGTGCAGTGCTACTCTAGAGGGTGACTTGGGCAACTACAAAAGAGGCGTGTCGGCTCGCCATCGCTGCCGCTCTTGACCTGGACGACTACACCGGGGCGGACGGCGTAGTCGGCGGCATTCACAAAGTAGAATGGGCGAACAAGCAAAAGGCTGTTCGCTACCTGAACAACGACAGCGCCTGGGCGGACCTGCGGATGGGGGCAATCGTAGCCCAGGGCACAGACGAGATCCGTTACGAGTACGTGGCCGGCGCGACGGCAGCGCTCAGCCGCAACGTGCCGACCTACGCAGGCAGGCGCTTGTTCTCGGTGCAGGTTCTGATCGGCGTGGAGTCGCAGGAGGACGCCGAGGAGGCCGTAGGCACGCTGGCGGGCAGGCTCCGCACTCGCCTACGTCGAGTCGAGATCCTGGCCATCCTGCAAGACGCAGGCGTGGCCTTGCGCAGCATCGGCCCTACCGTGGACGCCGACTACCGGAACAGGGACGGGCACTGGGTCTCGGCCTCGATCACGGAGATCTTCCTAGCCCGCACCGAGCAGGACACGGACGAAGACAACGCGGGCGACTTCATCACCGAGACCTCGGGCACGAGCGAGCTCACCCGGACAGACGGCACGACAGCCGAAGGGGACTTCGAGGTCGTCTATGTGGAGCCGCAGTAGGTAGTATCGCCCGTGCTATCCTGGGAGTATGAGTGACGCCCCGGTAAAGATTGACCAGCTCGGCGCACGGATGGCTGCCGTTACTACCGGCACGCAAGAGTCGATCGACTTGACGACGCTGGGGCGTCGATGGATCAAGGTCTGGGCGGACCAGGACTTCTACTACTTCATGGCGCCCGGTTCGAGCGTGGTGACGTACGCCATGGACACGGCAGCGGCGGACAAGGCGCTCGGCTCGCTCATTCCGTTCGAGTGCGCCAGCGGCGCTGCGGGGCAGCCCGTTCTCGTGGACCCGAAATACCCTTGGCTGCACGTCAAGGCGAAGACGGCCACAGCGCAGATTCAGATCAAGACGACGTCTGACGCGCAGAGCGACGAGTAACCCGTGGCGCGCTTCTCCCCGTCCGTCGAGCGTTTTCGACGCCCTCGAGCGGTGTCGGTGTACCGCCGTGGCGAGCGCATCGCGCCTCCCGAGGAGGTGGAGTTCGTGATCGTCTCTGGGGGCACAGGCGTGACCGCCACCGAGGTCACGATCGACGGTCTCTCTTCGCCGGACCTCGGCGGCGGGACGTTCGC